AATATGGAGCCGGAGCGCTGCGCCAGATTGAACATTATGTACGCGAAGGCACCCGTCATGCGCAGACAGGCAAACTTCTTTTTATCGATAAGGAAGGATTCGTCCACGAATATCAAGTCGCTGTCATTAACGGGCTAAACACCAATTTTAGCGAACTTGGCGGAGAACTTGCGGACTGGCCCGGCATAGATGTTGCAATCGGATGGTTCGAACGTGAAGACGGACTTATTCAATTTGGATTGCGAGCCCATAAGGGTGTTGATGCAAGTAAATTAGCTCAAGCAAAAGGTGGAGGCGGTCATCAAAAAGCAGCCGGATTCCAATTGAGTATTGAGGAAGGTCGAGCACTAATTGATGCAATCCTTGGCCGGACAATTTTTTCAAGCGGGAATTCCGATAGAGTATTTTTTGCGCCGATGAAATTTAGTGCTTGACAAACTAGTAGGAACCCTAGTAGGATCAGCCCATGTCAAAACTCCATATCGAGATCGGAACAAACGGCGCAATCATGACAGTAAGTGAAATGCGCCGAAAAGTTGCTTCGGCCATTCGGGCAATACCCGGCAACACCATCATGACTTTTGCTTTCTGGCTGACTATACCAGGCTTTGCCAGCAATAACATCGAAATTTCCGAACACTCTGGGCACATTAGTGCTGCGGAATTACGCAAACTGATCGCTCGTACCGTGGCCCCTCTTTACGGACCCAATTCAGTTCAATTCGGCTTCCATACGGCATACGAAAGGAAACCAAATGGACACGACCGGAATTGAGGCGCAATTGATGGCCGAAGCCGAGGAACAGGCGATCCTCAATCTGCATACACTCGGGAACTGGGAGAATTTTTGTGGTGGTGCTATTCGAATTGCGTGCTGCATTACTTGCAAGCGTCACGTTCGGATTGAAGTTTTTCCGAACGGAAATGACGAATTCAAAAATCAAGTGTATCAGACTGAAATTCGCGGCCCCGCTGTCACTATGGAATGTGGCGGCAGAAAGGTAAACTAATGGCATCAATTGCTAATCCATTGAGGTATCGCGGCGTTTTCGATTATCCCCACAATCAAAGCGCCAATCTACTCGACTCCACGGCCCCTTCAACATCTCTTCATGTTGTACGTTTTCTGGGGTGGACGGGCCGAGGCAAGCATACTCGATATACTGGGAAGCCTATGCCGGGAAGTGTTCTCAATCAAAAAGCAGCCTGGATGGCTGAGTGGCTGCGGAAAGGTCAGTATGCGGGACGAGAGCAATAAAAAACAAAAGAAACGCCCGTACGAACGTAAGAACGAGCAGAGCGCCGCGCAGCAACAGGAAGATCGGCACAAGAAAAATACCAAGAGACCAAAACAGACCTTCGTGATTGGACAAGGATGGATACGATAATGGATTTGGAAGTACCGAAGTTTGAACCCATGCCGAAAATCGGTCGGCTCAGCCGAGACTGTACGGTCACGGAGAAAATTGACGGCACCAACTCCAGTATCTATATTGGCGAACAAATCGCAGGCAGAGCCGGAGACGGCCTCTTTCTTACAGGTTCGCGGACCCGTTGGATCACGCCGACTGACGACAATTATGGGTTCTCTCGATGGGCGCACGAGCACAAAGAAGAACTCCTTCAACTCGGCCCCGGTCATCATTTTGGAGAATGGTGGGGCGCTGGTATCCAACGCCGGTATGGACTGATTGAAAAGAGATTTAGTCTTTTCAATACCGGCCGATGGAACAATAACAACTATCCGGCATGCTGTCATGTTGTGCCGGTTCTATATGAGGGACTTTTTGATTCCTCAGTTATAACAATGATACTTAATGAACTGAAAGAAGGCGGTTCTCATGCTGTGCCGGGCTTTGCCAAACCGGAAGGAATTGTAATCTACCATCACAGCACAAAACAGTTGTTCAAAAAGACAATCGAAAAAGATGAGAAAGGGAAGGGTGAATAATGGCTGAACTAAGCAAGACCGCCCGAGCAAGTATGGGAAAGGTTAAGAAAGAAATCCATGTTGAAACAACGGAGGAAGCGATCAAGGCAATTCGAGACAATCGCGTCGCCGGACTGTTCATCGGTGACATGAGCCGGGTCGATAAACTCTTGGCGGCATATGACCAAGAACATGATGCTGTTCTTACCCTTGGGCCAGCATGTGCTGGATTATTGAAGCGTGCAGAGGCTGCTGAGGCTTTGGCGGCTATGAGAGTGCCAGAACATCAACACGAACTGGACCGTATGGCCGATGAAGGATGCCCACATGCCTGATCAGCAATTCTTTAATAAACAACTTCGCATCAATTTCTTTGGCGCTCCCGGCCGTGGCAAATCCAATATGGCTTCATGGATTCACTCGCAATTGCGTTTTGAGCATTTCAATGCGGAGTTAGCGCAAGAATGGGTGAAAGGATGGACTCTGGAACACCGGCCAATTCAACAGTTCGATCAGATTTACATTTTCGGCAAGCAGCATCATATAGAGTACGAACTTCTGAAAGCAGGTGTGAAGAACATTGTGACCGATTCTCCAATCTGGCTCAGTGTCTTCTATGCACCGCATGATCTAAAGCGCGGCATCGCTGAACTGATTCGAGAATATGAGCAAGACTATCCGGCTCTAAACATTCTGCTTTTGAAGGATAAAGACGCGATATATGAACGAGAGGGCCGCTACCAGAATGAGAGTGATGCTCAGGAACTCGAAAACAAGATGATTCATTTTATGATCGATGTTTTTGGGGATAGTCACAAAGTTTTTCGGTTCAGTCAGAAAGAAGAAATCAGGCAAGCGGTGCTTGCGACCGCAATCAAATAGGGAGAACACAATGAGAAAGTACATTCTCGCCGTTCTGTTTACGGCAATCTTGTTCGCGACCCAAGCAGTATGCGTGGCGGCACAAGATCAGGGCGAACAAATCCCGGAAGTACCTCAGACAGAAGTAAAAACGAAAGCCCAACCTTTTCTCGGGGAATTCAATGCCGTCGCATGCGACTCGCGTGTAGAGCGTCCGTATGGGCTTAAATTTAACATCCGTATCGATTCGATCCCTGACCCGGATGCGGGAAAAGATGCCGTGAAACTGGCTCCCGTGTTTCGCATGTTGGCTATCGAGCCGGTCGATAACCCGCCTGCTCAGATCAAGCCCTTTGATTTTCAAACACTCGGATTTATTGACGATGGACACGAAGTAATTCTTGTCATTACGAATCCGAATTTATACATCCAGGTAGAGCCGAGTATACCTGCGGAGCACGCGATGTCAACAACCCTTGAGGGTCTCGTTATGATTTATCTCGACGGGACGCGATTTGCCTTGTATGCCATTCGGGCAGGTGATGACCCAAACCCAAAGGTAGACCCATGGCTATATGTCAAGCCGCTTTCATTACTCTGTCCAGTTGTCGAGAAAGATGATCAGAATGAGGCTCGGCTTCAGCGCGCTTCCTTTGCAGTCGGAGACAATGACGCGACTCCCGAAGAGATCGATGCAGCCGACAAAGAGCTAGACGACTTTGCAAGGGCGCATGATACGAAAATCGACTGGGCTGTATTCGGTCGTGAAGAAGTAGGAGGACCTTGGTTTGCTCGATTCTATTATTTTGGCCCCGCTCACAGTACAGAAGTTATTGGCTGGAATAATGAAGGCTATCCAAAGCCGCTGATGGCTGTAAAGGCTCTCGAACACAATTTTCTGACGAATCCAAAAGGAAAGGATGAAATGTTTCAGGATGAGCCCAAAGTAAAGAACGCGCTATTTACTCCCGAGACCAGTGCGGAATTTGAAGCAGCCATGAATGAATTAAATTCGTTCGCAGCGGATCATGCTCTGATCGGCGCATATCGTAATGGCTCTAAAGAGGGCACGTATGATGTCGCGCTGTTTCTCACTGACGATAATGGCAACGCAGCCGGTGACGGCCCGAAATGGGTTGTTTATGATGCTACGACGATGACAGATGGTGTCAAGCAAATCGAATCTGATTACAAGACATACCCGGACGGTCACGATATTGGAGAAGGTAACAAGGTCTAATGAAACGGCTCTGCGTATTCTACAAGCATGCGGCATTGTATGTAGGCAAACGTATTGACTGGATTGTCTGCAAGCAGTGCCGCAAAGCACTTGACAAAGGAATCCTTCCATTGGTACTATTAGTTGAAGGGTGCCCCAAGAAAGGAAACCATCGTGGCAAATAGCAACGTTAAAGTTAAGCCGATGTTGGCCGCAACGGCTGAAGCCGAAGAAGGACAAGCACCGAAAGTTTCGTTTCCCATACTTGTTTCTCCGAAGTTGGACGGCATCCGGGCTTTGAGAATGAACGGACAACTGGTGTCCCGCACTCTCAAACCAATTCCGAGTCCGCGAGCCCAAGAGATAACAGCACATTTGCCTGACGGCGTAGATGGAGAACTGATTGTTGGCAGGCCGAATCATGACCCTTATCGCCGAACTGTTTCTGCTGTCATGACTGAGAATGATAATACATTGGATAGTATGGTGCCGACCGGAATGCTCGGTGGGTTCCATGTCAAGGATGTCAAGACAGGAGTTGAATTTGATGTCAGTTCTTCTACTATCCCAGTGATCGAACGACCGGCATTGTGGCGACAACGCAAGAGCCTGGAAGGTCGTATCCTGGTATACAAATACTTTCCGACTGGCAGTAAAGATCGCCCACGCTTTCCAATTTTTAAGGGCTGGCGTTCGAAAGAGGATATCAGTGCTTAGAGAAATGTTGATCGGCTTTTGTCAGGGGGCCGGATTCTTTGGGCTCAGCATACTAGCCTGGGCCATCTGGAAGATAACGCATAGTCGAATTGCGCACAAACTTGAGAACGAGCACTGGTTTCATTCGGTCGGAGAATTTTTCAAATGAGTATTCGATATTCACCGCGACCAGAACATAAGATGACTCCTGAATACACGGCGTACATCAATGCGAAGCGTCGCTGTTCCTGCAATCCTGAAGATAAAGACTATCTAGACTACGCGGGGAGAGGAATCAAATTTTTATTTAAGAATTTTGATCAATTTTATGCTGAATTAGGAACAAAACCACTTGCAGAAATGTTGCTCGACCGCATCAATAACAATGGCAACTACGAACCGGGAAATGTTCGTTGGGCTACACCAAGTAAATCGAACGAAAATAAGAGGCTGACGGATAGTCGCATAGCGCATCTGGCTAATATAAGTTCCTTGGGCGCAGCCGTAGCCCGAAATAGTGGACAAACTGCAACTATTGCTCATATTCGTTGGCACGTAAATCGCGGAATTATAAAGGATGGGTGTAGATTATGCCAAAAATGACATATTCGCAGGAAGGGATTGCTTTAACTGAGAATTTTGAAGGGTGCCGATTGCTTGCCTATCGTGATCAGGTTGGACGGCTAACAATTGGTTTCGGACATACAATCGGTGTAAAGGAGGGTGACAGTTGTACGCCGCAACAGGCCGAGGCTCTACTCACGGCTGACATTGCCTGGGCCGTGGCATTCGTAAACCATATCGTGAAGGTGATATTGACGCAGGGAGAATTCGATGCCCTGGTTGACTTCACATTCAATCTTGGTAGTGGAAATCTTCAGTCGAGTACGTTACTGAAATTAGTTGATGAAGGACAGTTCGAAACAGCCGCCAAAGAATTCGAGAAGTGGGACCTCGCTGGCGGTAAAGTTGTCGCCGGGCTGCTGCGCCGCCGTCAAGCCGAAGAACAGGAGTTTCAATCATGAGACATTTTATAAAAGACAATGATGTCTTGTTTCTAATTGGAATAAAAGACCAGTCATTAACGCCATTTGATCCTGCGGGTGAACTTGCAGGTGTTGCTCAAACTTTTCGCGTTATCATTGAAGTAGGGCCTAAACCGATTCTTGTTCTTATTCCTCTCGGCGATCCCAAAAACATTACGAATAAGATGATGAAAAGTTTTCACGGTACGCCCTGCGGGAGTGTCAATCCATGATAAATGGATTTTACGGGCAATACGAATTTTTATCAAACTTCTATTGCTGGCCGATTGTGTGGAAAGGAATGGTGCTTCCTTCGGCTGAGCATGTCTACCAGTCGGAAAAGACAACGGATGATTCAGAACGAGAAGCTATTTATTGTTCGATTACTCCGGCTAAAGCAAAGCATTTCGGGAGTCCCAAAAAACTGAAACATCTTAAACCTGATTGGAGCACCATCAAAGAAACAGTCATGCTTGAAGTTTTACGAGCGAAATTTTCTGATCCCGAGTTGAAAACTCTACTACTTAAAACCGATAATGAACGATTGATTGAGAAAAACTGGTGGGGTGATACATACTGGGGCGTTTACAACGGATATGGAAAAAATCGGCTCGGAGAACTCTTGATGAAGGTCAGAGAGGAGTTTCGATCATGATCGATGAATCAATAGAACTAACGCGAGTAAAGGCCGAATTGACTGCTCTAAAAGCGGACGCCGAACAATTGGCAAGTCTAGCGAATGCCTACGCCGGGAACCTGGATTTGCTGAAACAGATGCAGGAACAGGCTCGTCGTGTTCTTGTGGCGACGCGGAGGAAAGAATGACTTTGAGTAGGCGAGAGAAGCAAGCTGACTTTGACCGATGGGCGCATGAGTTGGACTATCGCTGCGAAAATCGCCCGGCTGTATTTCCGTTTCATCAAGAGAGTGGTAGGAATTTAACCGCTACCGAAAGTCGGATCATTCAAGAAAATCTTGTAAATCTTGATTTGCAATTCCTGGACCTGAAACTGTGCGCGAACCCTGAATGTCGATATCCGCTCGAAGATAACGGTGGATTTTATATTGCGGAACTTGGTTCTTGCTGCTGGCTCTGCCACGATATGGATTCGGCCTTGCGACAAACTAAACGAGGAACATTCTTCAGCACAATTTTAGAATGGTTTGATGCGGCCCACAAACAATGGAAAGCTGATCTAGAGAAAGCAAAAGAAATTAAAAAAGGTGAGGACTCAGGACCCGGAGGCTTCAAAGGCTTTTGATGCGAATTCTCTGGAATGAAAATGAGAAACAATTCGAAGCACAGTTTAGTCAGGGCGACCAGTGGCAAAGTGATAAGGACCTTGCTGATGCCTCGGGATTTTCTACTGATGGACCTCCGGCGTGGATATGGCGCACTACGAAGGCTGCCACGCTCACGAAACTTCAGAAGACTTATCCTGCGGGAGTTTCGCCGGGCATTACGATCACGAGAACCGCGCTGGATGCCTACAATCATTTACGAGCAATCGAAGAACGCGACGCCGAACTCCGAAAGTTTGCCAAAGAGCAAAAGAAACTCCAAAAGAAAGAACAAGAGCGCTCAAAGATTGCAGCACAACATGAAGAAGGGGACGAAATCGAGCCCGAGTATGAGCCGACATGCTATCGCGAAATCCCGGTTTACTGGACGAGTAAAACAGAAATTACGCGGGCCGGTTTGCCCGGCGACATACTGGCACGATTTGTACGACACGAATCCTTCACCCATCAAGAATTATGGGCGAAACCGATAGGCGTATGCACTATATGCGGCGACAATCTCTACTTCCCAGAGGAACCGCCAGTGTGTTTCTGGTGTGACGGTCTCGGTAAAGAAAAATTCTTTGAAGAACTACTTGACAACTGAAGTGATTTTTGCTATATTCACGAATACAATGATTTCAAAAAGTCCAGTGGTGGAGGCGTATCAAACCGTGTTACCGGAGTTTCTGGCTTCTCCAGATTACGCATGTCAATATCCCATGGCTACTCAACTGGACGGGAGTTCGACTCTCCCCAGGTCCACCAATACCTTCTCGCTGAGAAGTTTTTCTGCGGGCCTGACCCGGCTTCGACAGATGAGATTAGTGGTGGGAGGCTCGTGCCGAGAATGGACACCTCGTATAAAAGTGTACCAAATCATAAAAGTCAACACCATGTTGGCTAAGGTGATTGGGTTTCTAAAGTCCCTGGTGCCGACGTTCGAGTCCTTCGATACGTTCGCGCCTGCGGCTTTGGCAGCCTAGTCGCCGGGTGGGGCTGTCCAAAAGATGGCCCCACTTACTAATTAGGAGGTAATATGGCAGCGAAAAAGAAAGCAAAGAAGAAATCCACGGTGAAAACTCGCGAGGCGAAAAAGAAAGTTCTGGCAATATCTGCGCCTCCCTACGAGCCGGAACCGTTTGAAGGATTTGATGAAGATTTTGACGACGGCGGAGAAGCATGAGCGTTCCCGGAGATACTCTCGTCAACCCGCAGTTAGCACAAGCATGGGATGATCTTCATACCATGGAGAAGGATCGTGATCGTTGGCGTCGAGCACTAAATGACTGTACTCCTGGTGGGAGCGAATTTGCCAGAGACCCCAATTACTGTGTTGAGTGGGTCAAAAAGGCTCGACACAATCTTTGGGAATCGAATAAAAAGTTTGTTCTAGAAAATCGAAGGCTCCGCGAAATTCTTGCGGACTCCATCAAAGCATTTCGGCTTATCCGTGATGGTGCTGAAGGAACAGAAATTAGAACTTTGGCGCGTGATCTTGTCAATCAATTGGAGGAACTCAATGTCGGAAAAGGAAACTCTGCCCAAGCAACAGAGCCCAAACCCCGAGAAGCATCTTTTAATATCGCTCGGAAAGAGTCTGATTAGAATTGTCGGATATGGTGCTTTGGCATACATTGCTCCCATAGCTGCTGGCATTCTGATCACTGCCGAAGTCCTCGGCATCATGGAGGAGTTAGTTTAATGCCATCTAAATCCAGATCAAAATTTTGGGTAGGGCAAGTAATTTGTCTGCCAAAGGGTCCGTTGCAGCCACGTAATCGCTACGGAAAAATACAGAGAATTGATGACACGGCCATCCAGACAACTGATGGTTATTGGTACAAACCACAAGTACGACCCCTTACCAAACATGAGATGAACAAATGACGAAACCAGTTATTCAAATTCGAAAGGGCGGTCGCGTCTATATCGTCGAGGATAATGAAGAGCGCATCAAATGGTTTCTCGAAAAAATGCCGCATGAGATTGTCTACCATCAGGCAGACCCTGATCTAGCGGTTGACCATTTACGAGTGATGGTTCCAGAGATGTTTGATGCTATTTTCCTGGACTTCGATCTCGGGCCGGGAAATGTGAAAAATTCGACTATCAATTCGATACCAGTTGTCGATTTCCTGAATGGCCGACTGACGACGCGACGGTCCCAACGGGTTATTGTAATCCACTCTTGCAATGAGCCGGGAGCATTTTGGATGAACACAATACTACCCGGCGCGACTCGACTGCCATTCGGCGAATTCGACATTCAGGAGATGAGCAATGAATGAACATATGAACGAAAAAATTTCACGACGAAATGAAATTTGCAGTGATCTCAGTTGGCCTTACGTTAAGGACGTAAATCCGATAGAGTCCATATCATTTAAGGACTGGTTTCAACCCATTTGGGACGAATTTCAAAGTTAGGAGAAAACAATGGAGAATCTCGAACAGTTGTTAAATCTAGTGAGTCAGCTTCAAGATAATTCCGATACATTCCATCGTATTCGAACTGTCTATCCCAATGCCCGCAAGGAATTTGATGCGTTGAAAGCAGCAGGTGTCGAAGTGAAAATCGAGCAGGTCGAGCACGTCACCGTCGTCAAATCGAAATCAAAACGCGGCGGATATCGGCCCCGAACGAAGAAATCATCTCAATCCGAATAGGAGAAATCATGCGTAAAAAGAAAGTTGAAACAGCAGTAGCATCACAAGGAGTAGAACTTCCTGAAAAGCACGGTGGGAAGACAGAAGAGACCCCAACTCCGACAGCAACGGTAACCTTTACCCCGGTATCTGACGGCGTGATCGACCTGGACCCTACAACGGGACAATTTCCGCACGTTCATGGAGCCGGTGCAGGAGCCGCCAGCGGGAACGGCGGCGTAGTAACGGGAAAAACTGAATATCACGTTGAGAATCATGTCGGCGAAACTGTCGTGCTTCGACCCGGCCAGCATGCAGTATCCCTTGCATCTCAAAAAGTCGGCTCCTATGTTGCCGAACAAGCACAGAAGGGAGCTACAATTACTGTAACACCGAAGAGAAAATATACGAAGCACATTCGCGTCGGTACAAAGCAAACAGTCACACCTACTTTCGTTGACCGTGCTGCAATCCGTGCGGCGCGTATTCAGATTTTTGTTGGCTATGTTGACGGAAAAATTAATTTTACCGAAGCGGCGCATAAGGATGATCAATTCCGTAATCTCGATGCTGTTGCGAAAGAAATCGAGGAAGGCACGACGGGTGGAAAATAGGGGAACTATCCACTTGACTCGTGGATGAGACTTATTTGAGCGGAAGAGAGGATAGTCGGCATATGTGGGACCGAATCCATAAGCCGAGAGAACGGTCAGAGAAAGCAGCCGTCATCGGGTTGCGGGAACGTGGCGGGAATGTCGTGGCTCAAGTGATCCAAAGCACGGGCGGTCGGGAGTTGCGAGCAGCGATTCACAAGAACGTGGCGGCAGGTTCTCGAATCATGACCGACGATTTTGGAAGTTACGTTGCTTTGAAACGAGAGGGGTTTGAGCACGAATCCGTGAAGCACATCACTGGAGAATATGTTCGTGGCGATGTCCACACAAATTCAATTGAGAGTGTTTGGGCAGTGATGAAGAGGGGATTGCATGGGGTCTATCATCATGCCAGCAAGAAGCATCTCGGACGCTATGTGAATGAATTTACATTTCGGCTCAATGCGGGCCGAGTGCAGCGGCATACTTTCGAGAGATTGGATAGTTTCGTGGATGTTGTTGTAGGAAAGAGAATTACATATGAGCAACTTACAAAGGAGACTATTGGAAAATGGGGTCATTCAATATCACCTATCACTCCACTACACTTGGAAAGTCGATAACTCGGCCCTTTGAAGGTGCCGATGAAAAAGATGCTCAAATCAAATTCCTCGCCGCATGGCCAGGCATACGTACAGAGCAAATTCAAACCGTCGAAAGAGCCGCTCCTCAGCAGAAGCCATTGCAAATTGTTTGGAGAGATAAGCGAACAGGCGAAGAATTTATTGCCCGTCAAGATTATATTGAAAAATTACCAACTGTTCTTCGACAAGGGAAAGCGTCCGTAATGCTAGTTAAGGATGTCTTACTAGCGATGGGGTTTAAGGATAGCGAAGCGAATCGTCGGCAACTTCGCTTTGCCAAGGCATATTTGGTTGCCGAAAAAGACATTCCAATTTGTTCCGTCCGATCACTAGACGGAGGGTACTTCCTAGCAACCGACGCCAGTGACTTGTTCGGGGATGCAGATGCTTATCGTGCTCAGGCGGAAGGTATGATTCGTGCCGCAGAAGAATTAGAGGCTCTTGCTCATCGGATATTTTCAAAAGAGGTAGCATATGAGACCACTCTACAAAATTAAGGTAAAGACTGATACGTTTACCGATGAAGTTGCCAAAGCATTAGATTATGCTTTCATAGGAGAGTCCGTCTTTGAAGGTTGGGAAAAGCCAGAAGTGCCGTCGGACTTCAAAATAGGCTTGATTCTAGGCCCGAGCGGAAGCGGAAAAACTTTGCTTCTGAGACAATTCGGAACGGAAGCCCAACCAGAATGGAGCGACACAAAAGCGATTGTCTCCCATTTTTCGACTCCGGCTGAAGCCATAGATCGCTTAATGGCGGTGGGGCTTAACTCCGTCCCCTCATGGTGCAAACCGTTTCATGTTTTATCTAACGGCGAGCAGTTTCGGGCAAACCTTGCTCGTAAACTGGAGAATGGAGCGGTCATAGACGAATATACATCGGTGATTGATAGGAACGTAGCAAAGGCTGCGTCGGTTGCCGTACGTCGTTATGTCGATAATCAGAATTTTCATGGGTTGGTTTTCGCTTCCTGCCACTATGATATTTTAGAATGGTTGCGTCCCGACTGGTATTTTGATACGGTGACAGGAATTTTGCACGATGGGAGGTCACTTCGGCGGCCAAAAATCAAACTCCGACTCTATCCGTGCCAACGTAGTATCTGGCCCATGTTTGCGAGTCATCACTATTTGACTCCCGATCTGAATCAGTCGTGCCATTCCTATTTGGCAACTGCTCAGTTTGGGGAACAGGCGGAAACAATAGTCGGTTTCGTTTCTAGTATAGCACAACCGATAGGTGGACGGAATTGTGCGGATTGCGGACACGGGCATGTAGATAAGGACTGTGGGAAAACGCCGGTCAGTAAAGGGTGTAAATGTAAGAACTTCAAATTCCAAAGGGGGTCGGACGAACGCAAGGCATATCGAGAACACCGCACTGTAGTATTACCTGACTTTCAGGGGTTAGGAATCGGACCAAGAATTTCGGACACTATCGCCCAATTCTATCTTGACCAGGGAAAAAGATATTTTTCAAAAACAGCACATGTTCGCTTCGGGGGTTACAGAGACAAGAAAAACTCGGGGTGGATACCCACCTGCAAATATCGTAAAGAGCGACTGGATATAAGTGATAAGACAAAGAGAGACAAAGCCGCTAAAGAAGAGGGTCATAAAGCACTCTTTAGTGATTATCATGGGGATAGTAAAAGAATTTGTTACAGTCACGAATTTGTGGGCAAGGAGGCCGCATGAGTAAGGATGCGGAACAAGTTGTAGCGGCGGCAAAAAAGGATTTGCAAGTAGCATGGGATGATTGTCAGAAGTCTGAAAAACGGTGTCTAGACTTCGGTCGAAAATGCTACGACTGGCAAGAAAAACTTCGAGAAGTTCACGTTCCGATAACTAAAATTTGGGGCGACCTGAATATCCCGAGGCAGAATGCCTATCGCTGGATTCAGGCTCATCTTGAAGCGGAGGGGCTAAAGCCTGCCCGCCCGGTCCGGGCAAAAACTAACGCCGATATAATTGGTGCCCTTACCACTCGTCTAGAAAGCATAAGAACTGCTATCGAGAGGGTAGAAGAAGATTGGTCCGGTTGGGTTAAGATGTGTCCTAAAGAAATGAAAGTTTTGAGAGAAACTATCAAAGAAGTCGGAGAATATCTTTCGGAATTTGAAGAATAAAGTTATTCAATTCAACGGTATATGATAGGCATTGAGGTTGAAAGGGCCGAAATCGAGGGACTCAAGTGGATAATTCCCGAAAATAGGACTTGACAGGACATTTCATTTTCGGTAGGATTGGGGCATGACAACATTCGCTGATCAATCGATAGAGTACATGCGCGGGCTCAGAATGAACCGCAAACCTCGGCGTTCCGGCACCCTGGACGCCTATCAGTCCTATCTGGACGCTCATTTGCTACCCCAAATGGGCTCCAGGGCGTTGTTAGACCTTGATAATGCCGCTGCCAAAGTGTTTTTTAGTCCGATCAGCGACAAACTGGCCGCCAGCACGGTCAAGGGTATCTTCAACGTTTTTAAGGGGGTTATAGCCTCCGCCGTAGACCAAAATGGCAATCAAATCTACCCTCGGACCTGGAATAAGTCGTTCCTGGACCTTCCCAAACTGTCTCCGGCCGATCAAAACACCCCTGTGATAGCCGATAAAACGCTACAGGAGGCGTTTCTAGAGGGGTCTCCCGATGATAGGCTACTCTGGGGCTTGCTAGCGGGCTCCGGGCTCCGCATCGGTGAGGCTTTAGCGGTACATACTCTTCCAAACGGCCCCGGTAACTACTGGAACCCGTCCAATCGGACGATCACGGTTGATGTTCAACGGCATGAAGCGGGCGACCTGGGGCCTGTAAAGACGGCAGCCGGGCGCAGGATCGTCGATTTGTGCCCGTCATTGAATGAATTTCTGCTCAAAGTGATTCCAGCAAACGGTTTTCTGATTACCAGTCGGGAGGGGGCGGCGCGTAAACGTCTCGACAGGCTCATCCCGAGCACCGGCTTCCATGCTTTCCGGCGTTTTAGACTGACTCAGGTTGCGGTGAAGAGCACTCCGACTGAACTGGATTACTTTTGGGCAGGCCATGCGGCAAAAGACGTGCATCAGCGCTATGTGAAATGGATTTCAAGAACCGACGAGCGACGTGAATGGTCTGAGCGCGTCGGACTCGGGTTCGAATTGCCACAATGAGAACTCTTATCGGAATTGGTGTGTTCGCGCTATTGATTTTGTTGCTTGCCATAAGCAAGCCTCTTAAGAAAGATTGAAGAATCGCGGAGGATACTAATGCTTGCAATTCAAATGAGGGCGACACCTCTTGGGAAAATTCGTTGGCGACAGTGGTATATTGGCGAACCTACCCCAACGGATATTGGGCGTGTTGTAACATTTCAGGCAGACGGCGATGAATTGAATCTGTTCCTCGATGCGATGGCAGCTTCGAATGGATTCGTAGTCAAGAAGCCGGAGCCACTGAAGAAAAAGCAGTACCGCATTATGTATGAACCGAATTTTGAAAACGATTTCGGACCTCCGACATCGACTGGAATTGTTCGCAGGACTCGGCCTAGTGCTGCCCGATGGATTGCTGCGAATCCAGCACGAGGCGGAAGGTGGAGTATCAAAGAAGAAGTTTTTGATGGACAATCGGAGCCAACTGTAGTATACGGTGAATTAGCACGACCTGAAAATGACTGATCATAAAGGAGACTGAAAATGAAGTTAAATACCCGACGTAGATGGTGATGTACTTAGGTTTTTGAAAACTCGTAACACGGATGGCGAGCGATATGCTACCCGTAATGGAACCAGGGCGTCTCTTTTGAAGTATCTGGAAACCGACCATATCACCTATGACCTCAATCTCAATTACGTTTCGGATTTGAGCCTCGCATATCAAATCCCCGTTTACATGGAAAACGGCAGGTTAAATCTAGGCTGCCATACGTTCAGCCGCGCCAATAGTAAGAAGATCATTCGTTGGCTCGGTATCACTCCGACGCGGTTCGTCATGGCTCGCAAAATCGGCCGGAAGGTGCGTAATGCTTAAAATCGGAACTCAGGTCAGAGTTATAAAAAACGGTACTGGCGATTCAACAGAAGTTGCTGGTCGGATTGGGAAAGTTATATCTATCGATGAAAATGGTGCTGCCCTAATTTTCTTTCCTCGGTGGAAAGAAGGTCATGGTGGAGAAATCGACGGTACCGGCCACTGGTACGTTGACTCGGAAAATTTGCGTGTTGTCACTAGAAAGCCCAAGAAAAACCGAAAGGCATAGCAATGACTCCGGCCAAAGCAAAAGAACTGCAACGCGGAGACTCTGTTCTGGTCAAGGGCACCGTTCGCAGTGTGCATCCATCCGGCAAATGGATTGATGTACAGTTTGTGGACTACGCCCTTGATCTTCAATCCTCTGTTGTCGAAAGGAATGATAATGCTAAGTCCAACACAACGTAAACGTCTTGATGCTATCGATATTGAATGGATTGAAGCTGCTATGTCTCGAATGGAATTCACATTCAATGATAGTGTCTGGGGCATTGCTGAATGGAATCGGTTGTGGGAACGAGGAATCGAACTTCAAAAAGAGCGTGAGAAACTCTTAAGGGAGGTAATCAATGTTCCAGTGGCTCAAGACAGTGCTAAAGTTCAAGCCAGCATGCACCTGCGTACTGAGTAACCTTGTAGGCATCCATAACGTTCTCCTTAGCCGTGAGTCAAGCTGCCCGACGCACGGTGATGCAGCCTTGATGAATTCCGGTCATTGTCCAGACTGCAAAGGTACCACCTTCCAGTTCGGACCCGAGGGCGGTGTCGGTCGAGTAGTGACGTGTGAAGGCTGCGGTTCAATGTTTCTTGTCGAAGTCCTTGGTGATATCGATGATGATCCGGTGAAAATTGTCTATTGGGACCGCATAGAACGTCCGCGAATGCGATCATACCAGCAAAGACTTTTTTGATTTTGTTAACGAGGGCGATCAACTGGATTGTAGTTATGAAGAGTGTTCACCGCACAAACCGTCGGCTGAACGAGTGACTGACGGAGAGGTGACGAAACACGGAGGGAAACTTCAATGAAGGTTAAACTTACATTCGAACCGACGAACGAACAAGAACTGGCTGCCTTAAAACTTCTAGGCATTACCGGACTCAGCGCCGATCTTCATTCTAATGGAGAGCTAGAACGACAGCATAGAATTCTCGGCGCGCTCATCGATATTCTGAAGCTGGTCATCGTACCGTGAAAAGTTACCGAATCCTACTTTGGAGCACAGACAAAGAAGGCATTTCGCGGAGACTATTATTCGAGGACAACATGAAACATACATGGTACTCATGTCCTCCGGGTCATCATGATAACGGAGATTACGCCCGCAGTTGCCTATTCTGTGACGGTAATCTCGGCTATTGTACAGTCTGTCATGGATTTGAAGGAACTCTACCGACTGATTGTCCCGGAGTCATAATGACTCAGCAGCAAGAGGACGATATTTATGCAGGAAAACTCGACTACCGGTTCATAAATGGCATCGGTACCGGATGGTGCTTGCCAGATGGAACCGGTCACAGCATGGGAGATACCGATGTCATCATACAACGTATTAAGTGCGAACGGACTTCTCAAGGAAACGCTCCAGTATTTGAAGCGTGAAGACGGTACCGTTCCGGGCATCGGCGCTAGTCGTCGGTCTGGAGAACTCGAAGGGCCGGAGCAGAGACGCTTTTTACTAGCCGAAAATATCGAGAAATTTTTAAGCGCGCCAGACCCGATCACAGAAATGCTGAATGACATAAAGCACGCACTCAAGACCGCCGGAGATTTTGGAGGTTTTGATGAAGACACTCGTGAAGAAGACGCGGGACCGTTTTACCCTGAGCAAATCGCCATTAACATTCTGAAACAAATTGCTAAGAGGCACGGAGTCGAACTATGATTGACTGTCGCACTTCAGGTGAGGAATGCCGTTGCAGATGCCATAGCGGCCTTCTCAATCACTTAATGCCCTGTTGCAATCGCTGTCCGTACTGCCGAACGAATATCCGAACGTTCTTTTATGACGAACACAAAAAGGAGTGTAAACAACGCTATGAAAATCTTCTCGAAGATGAAGGACGGCGGGCCTGAGTCACGAGTCTGGGGCTACTGGTTGATTGAATGGAAAAAATTGTTCTCGATTGTCCTGCTTCATTTCAAGGACGGCTCACGGGAAGCATACCATTCGCATGCATTCAATAGCATCTCCTGGGTGCTACGCGGAAAACTGACCGAAAACCGTCTCATCAATCCATATAGATTAGATGACATAACCATAAAGACTGTTTACCGACCCAGTTTCAAGCCTATTTTCACAGAGCGTGAGAACTATCACAAAGTAGAGAGCGCCGGAAACACATGGGTCCTTTCTTTTCGAGGCCCCTGGGCCAATTACTGGCAGGAAATTTTCCCTGGTGGTGGTTGGGTTACCCTGACTCATCATAGGGAAATACTCGAAGGCGGTCCTACCCGGCCATGAACCATTTCGATTTACAATCATTCTTAATGGGTATCGTACTCGGCGCAGCCGTTATCGCACTGATCACGGTCTACTTCAGCACGGTACCACCTGGGCCGCCAGAAATTTGAATCATTTCGAAGGAGGAAATAATGGAAGGATACGGAGATCGTTTAGCCCGAGGCGCAAGCAGTGCAGCATTTGGCATGAGCAATGGAAAGATCACTCAAGAAAAATGGGATGCAGCATTCGAGGGGTTTGATCCTGAGAAATTCAAACGGGAAGGATTCACGGTTGAAGAGAATGTATCAGACAAGAAGGCGAAGAAGTAAAATTCTACTTACTTTCCGGCGTCTCGGCCTTTGACGGCTCGCCCAAGATAAGATTTAAGAGTTGGGTTAGATGCTTCTTTTTTCGATCCTTCGAGGAGTCTGGACTTTCCTTGCTCGGTGATTTTGCGGAGGTCTGCAAAAACTTCGTCTGGAGTGCCTCCAAACTTGGCAATGACTTCTCGGGCGAGGCGATTGACTTTGGGGTCATTGAGGATGATATTGGCATAAGTTTCTCCTTCTTTCAGCGTATTCCCTGATTTGATCTTAGCAAGAATCTGCTTATCTGTCAAGGACAGATCGGGGCTCAGTAATCGTCCTACAACCCAATTCGCGGCTTGTCCCTCTTCCAGAGTCATATCCTCAGCTTGGGATGCTTTACGTAGCCATTCTTTCATGGCGAAGTATGACTTAGCCGTCGGCTGCAATTCCTCGCCATAGGCCATGGTTCGGCCGGTATGACGATCCAAAACTCCGGCCCACGGATCACCGCCCATAGTCAAACCCATGTTAGCAATCTTTGCGGCGCGTAAATCTTCAGGATGATAAAATGATTGACCGCCGACATAGCGCTCAAGCATCATTTTGTCAACCGGCATCATTGATTGTGCTTTCTCTGGCGAGAGCAAAGAACCAAATAAAGACATTCCTTCATCTGATTCTCTCAAAGCCTGCTGAGCCTTTTCCGCAATATCTGAAATCGCGCCCGGCGCATTAGGCTTTCCGGCCTCAATCCAATCGGTATAAATTTTCAAGCCCAAGCGCAGCGCCAAATCATTCCCCTTATTTGAACTAACTGCTGTTAGAAATTGTCCGAGATCATGTGCAGCTTCAGGGTCTGAATTGGTGAGAAGACTCATTGCATCACGAGAATTTTGCCACCATGATTTCGCAACTTGTCCAGCCCGAATCATAGAACGCATCTCAGGCTGCGTCGGATACGCCGTTTGCATTTCCTTAAACCCCCGGCCGGACAAATCTTCTAATCTCTGCTCCAAAGGATAACGGCCGAATGTGGTCCTCTGATTTTGGCCGCCTGTATCAATAACCTGGCCTTTTTCAATGTCATAAATTGCCTTCTGGTCTAATTTGCGACCAACCCACTCCGCGCCCTCACGAGACTGAGTTGATGCGCCGATATTCAATTCCCAACCCTTCTCGGGGTCCTGATACCATCCAATACGCAATTCAGGATGCTTATCAAAAACATCCTTATGCTGCTCATAATAACCTTGCAGGTCTACCGCAGTTGGCTGGTGATCGATCCTCTGCCGCTCTTCAGGAAGCACTTCAGCGCCGAATCCTTTTGCGTCCTCACTACCAGTTTTCGGATCAATAGCTCCGCCATCTGGTCGTGAGGCCAGAAGGTCCGCAGTATCACCCCAATGAGATTGGCCTGGAGCAGTCAAGTCTTTTGTCGTTATTTCTTTTTGGGCGGGAATGCCTTGTCCAGACCCTGCCGCAGCTTCGCCTTTTCCTCCGGCGACATCTGCTGCACGTCCTGGGATGTTTTCTCCATTAGTTGTTTGGTTGTTAGGCTCCGCTCCAGCTTCCGTTGGTTCAACATTCATTCTCCTTTGCGCTTCCGCGTGCATATTCCTAATCCGATTGGGACTAAAATGATACTGCCTCGAAAGATTTGATTCTCGGAAGGGCGCGTTTTCTTTGATTATATCTGCAACCGCTGGCTGAGTCAAGTATTTTTTATTTTCGTCGATTGCTTGATGAAGAATCTCAACGGCTCGATCCATAGGTTCGCCTGCATCGAGCAAAATATGCAAAGCCTCGTACCCATCACTGCCTTTGCGACCTAGTTGAAAATTATGGTTTTCTTCACGAGAATATCCCAGAATTTCATCTTGGGCAATCCCTCCCATAAAAGTACGAACTAAACTAGGGGCTTTATCTGGCCTAACTCGGTCACCGTACATTAAACTTGGTCCGTCCCAAATGATTGCTGCCCGCGTCGAAAACCTTGCATTGGGGTGAGTATGGCGAATCATACCGTTTTGAATAATTCCTTCTTTCTCCCCAATCATCGCATGCCCAAGTTCGTGATGAATTGTGTCCTGCTCGGAACGCAGCGACTTACTCATAGCCAATGGTTTGCCGGTAGGAATAGAATACTCAGTGGAAGGAGCCACATTTTCAGGAAAAGGTTTAACGTATACTGTTGATGCGTTAGGAAACTTTTTCCAGGCCGTATTTATTGCTGCCTTTGAAGAAAAATCTGGTATCGTTTCTATATGAGTTCCAGTTGAATCCGTAATTTGCGCCGTATAAGGTTCTTTCAATGGAGACTGCCGTTCTTCCATCAAAAGATTTTTACTTTCATCGTTAGATTCTGGGTGTGCCCTGATTTCCCGCAGCATCGGCTCAACATCCGAAGGACGTACAAATTCTTTTGTTGCCGTTTTCACTAGAGACGGATTATCAGCAGTCTCTAATACAAGATTCGCGTTCCGGCCCAATTGTCCAACCGACTGCCGCATAGCCGTAATTTGCTCATCAGTAACACCAGTCTTCGGCACCGAGATATGAAGAGTCTCACCTTCCCGTCCCGTTCCAAATCGAGTTCGAATTGCGCCCGTCTGGTTTATAAAATCTATTCGAGGATCAAGAACAGATGGGTCCCATTCATTTGCCATTGCTTTACGAATAGGGCCAGCGTGTTGTTCTCCAGGGCGCACATAACTAAAGCGGCCGTCTGGCGTGATGAATGCAGCCTGTTTTGTGATACGCGAAGGATCGTCTACCAAAGAATTAGTTTGCCGAACGAATTCTTGTAAATCAGGATGATAAGATTCAGTTCCACGTAAGGGTTTGTTTTGTTCGGGAGTAGGGGCGGGAGCAGTATTCTTCGCCGCTGCTGCCGCATACTGGGCACGACTTATCTCAAGATGCGCGATCACATTTTTGGGCGTAACCTGATCCATTGGTAACATCAAACTTGAACCGCTCTTCGGATCATGAAAGATCGCATAGTCTGGAATATCTTCCTCGGGAGCGCCCTTTTGAAGACCACCAGGAATACCGCCGCCTGCCTCAATGGCTTTGACCGTATTTGCAGAGAGTCCTTTAGTGTTTCGAGGAGGAACATGCATAGCCTCTCCTGAAGGAGTAGCAGCTATAATCGGTCCTTTCAAATCTTCAGGACGAAAATGAAATTCTTCGGGGAGAAGTGCCGCTTTCTGTGGAGGAAAATCTCCATACTTATAAGTATATGCAGCCTGTCCTCGGGTCTCCGTCGCTAACGCTGGCCGAGCCTCGGGACTGAACATCTGTCGATGCAAGTTCCAAGCAGTCTCTTCACCAGCCGGACTAAAATCAGTTTTTTCGGCTGAGTGCCCGAAGATATCATGAACTGCGCGGAATTTCGTGTTGTATGTCAAACCGGTCTTCGGATCGATCTCGGATAATGGATGATCAGCCGGAGGCTCTCCGCCAGTCCACACAGTCAAGTGCTTGTTATTCAGAACGTCATTGTGCAGTTCTTCGTGCGCCGGAATTTTCTCATTCAAGCCATACGGATTTGTCGTGGATGTATCAACCTTGATGCCCAATTTATCCGTAGCAAAATCCCACTGCTTATCCACATCGGACTTCAACGCATCATACGACGATTTAACAGTCGGATCATTCGGCGCATGGGTTGCAGCTTTATAAGCATCAGCTATCTGAGAAGATCGCGGGTCCTCCGCCACATGAGTCGGATTGATTGGTGAACGACCTTGCTCTTGATTAAATGCATTTGCCGCTTTCGAAAGAAATGTTTTGCCTTCAGCCGAAGCCTCGGCCCCATAAACATTCGGAGCAACAGGTTGCACATCTATTGTTCGTGGAACTTTTGTTTCTGGAGATATCGGAGTTTGCGGCTTTTTTCCTAGAGCCTCCGCAGCCTCGCCCATTGCCTCACCGCCGCCCAATTCACCAGGTTGAACCAAACCAACAAGAAACTGGCTACGCTTTGTTGGATCAGTGATTGTAGAAGAAATTTCTTGAATGAGTTCTCGACCTATCTGAGTTTGCTTAAGTGGCCCCGGTCCAAACAATTCCTGAAGACGACGCATGGCGTTAGAATCAGCCAGGTGTTGAAATCCAGAATCGAGAGCCTCCCCGACGCGATGCCACGGAACCCATCCAGTTTGTTGATCGGGTGCCTTCATTGGGGTTGCAATGTGATACCCGGAATCTCGGGCTGCCTGCACTTTATGCAACGGAACCTCGCCGGAATGGGAGCCATTTGGCGTAAGCATTGCCAATGTTCCATCTGGGGATACCAGATTTTTCCAGCCGGGGGGCGTAGGTTCATTTTGTTTGACTGCAAGTTTATCCCATCCGCTAAAGTCTTGCAGCGCAGTATCAGGTTGCAAGCCCGGAGGTAACGGCACGGGAGACGTTTGATCAGGCCGTGTCGTGACTTGCTGATCAGTTGTAGGAGTTAGATCGTTTGCCATTTTGGTTACTTCGAAAGCAGGACTTTAGTACCCTCAATCACTGGACCGGCTGCTAGTATTCCCGCACCGACCCATTCAGCAATTCTTCGCGCTCTTATAGCAGATTGTCCAAGTCTCTGAGCCTCATAAAGTTTCCCGAGCAATGCATTCGCATTCTGCTCGCCCAAAGCCTGCTCCAGTCGAGAACCGCCGTACTTGTCAGCATACTGAAGTTTCTGAAGAGCCTTGACTGTGGGATCAACGTTGATAATTTCTTCTTGGCCGAGTCGAGCATTTCCTGAAATGTTGTTTGGGTTCTTGAAAATTTTCTCGACTTCTCGAAGCGCTTGAGCCTTTCCATATGTTGCATCCGCTTGATCAAGAGTTGCCGGGTCCACTCCAGCCTTAATAGCATCTTGCTTAGCCGTATCAATCTTATCGAGAAGGCCCTGTCGTGATGCTTCAAGACGTGCTTCCAAGACTCGATCTTCCTCAGTGTCTGTCAGATTTCGAATCTGATATTCGGTATTACCCAATTTCTCGCGCAATGCCTTAATATCAGTTCCGGCCGCAGCATCAATCTTTGAATAAAGACTCTTAGCTTGAGCCTCAGTTGTGTCAATCGGTTGCTCCAAAATTCTCGGAAGACTCATCGGTTGAGCAGTCGGAGACTCAGAAGCCACACTAGCAGCCTCACGTAAAGCCGATTGCGCTTTAGGCTGCGCTACCTTCGCACCTTTTACAATTTTGGAGACTACACCCGGCGCTTCAGCCGCTGGAGTCGTTGCTGCCCGTGCCGCACTCGCCACTGTACTCACGGCTGAAGCACCTTCTAATGCACTAGAGAGACCCGGAAGCGGTGGAGGAACTGGAGAGGCCAAAGGATGTTCTAGATCGTTCGGAACTTCAGCACCCGGAACAAATACTTTCTTGAGATAGTCTCCAACTGTTGCCAGAATCGGATGAACTTGGCGACCTTCTTGAGTGTAGTTTTCAATTTCTCGAATTTTAGTCCGCAGCGGCATACCAGGATCACGCTTCAATTGTTCGGCCATAGATAATTGGGGGCCTACAGAATTAGGCGGGAGATATCCTGGACGGCCTTCACGAAATCGTTCAGCCAAAGTCTTATGAGCTACACCTCCAACGCTCGAAAACGGGTCCGGCGTATCACTCAATTCCTGCATGCTCACAGGTATCAGAGCAGAGCCCGATTGCGCAGTATTGGCCGGAGGAGCCGAAAGTTTGGATTCCGGGGCTTGCGGAGTATCACTCAGTTCAGACATATCTACCGAAATAGGAGTTTGCTGTTGTGGCATTTTATTGCGCCTGATCGGGAACCCATTGCGGTCGCCCGTCCTTATCAAAACCGATAATATGGCCTTTAACTCCGTTTCTATATTTAGGTGTAGCCATCGCACTCTGCTTGAACTCAGCCACACTCATACGACCACCATTTGTAGCATAGGGGGTCATAACTTCCCTGATGGCATTTTCAGCGCCAGTGAATTGAGCATCATTCATATTGATATTCAACATGGTGTCCATCTTTTTCATGATTTCTTGATTAAATCGACCGCCGACATGGGCTCCGGTCGAGGCCGATGAGCCGAAGCCGATGAGATCGAGGGCCTCTTGACTATCACTACCGAGACCAACTGCCGCCATATGCTTTGCAGTCAAGCCCGTGATAGGTCCGTTCGGAACTTTGCCTTGCGCACGGAGTTTATCTATAGTATCAAGAATATGCAGTGTGCTCTTTGCAAAGTCAGCACGATTACTTTCCTGCTGAGTCGGCTTCATTGTCGAAACCATCTTAGTCGGAATCGGCTGACCGGTTTTCTGATCAACCAACATTTCAGGCGCAGCATTAGTCAAATTGAGGGTCTCACCATCGGGGGCCTTACCTTCATCAAACAAAGTTCTCTGGCGCTTATCGGCATTTGCATATTTCTTGTCGATCAAATCCTGTTGGGCCTTTTGGATATTCAAGAGACCGGCTGGCGTATTCGGATCAAACTTCGCCGCTTCTTCAGCAGTAGTCTTCAATCCGGCCGCCGCTGCTTCCGCAGGAGCCAATGAAGTAACCGTTTCACCTTTCTTCTGCGTAGCAAGATTGCGGGCGTTCTCCACGGCAAAATCGAAATTGACTGCTTGACCGTGCAATATCTTAGAAATGGTCGGATTCGAATCAGGCAATTTATCGTACGCTTCCGCCTGTTGATGCAGCGAAGCCGATGTACCTTGATTCATAGAAGTAATCTGTGCGGGCTCACGTGAGCCAGTTGTAACAATTTCTTTACCACCGAAGGGCGCATAGAGACGCTTATAAGCATCCTGCACCATCTGTGCCTGACCTTCTTGTTGTTGCACCAACATGCCGATGGCATTAGGCTTCTCGCCCACTTTAACAGCGCCGCCAGCAGTCTGCCACATTTGATCAGTCAAGATTTTTCCATCAACTCTAAATGATTCAACAACAAGATCGTGAAATCCAGTTGGATTCTGCTGCAACTCTTGAGCACTCGGGGGATTGTAATAATCGATGACATGCTTGTCAGGCTGATCGCCGTGACCAAATGGAGAACTCACGGTCTGAACTTGTGGAAGTGTTTGACCATCCGAAGATGCCGCAGCCATAGTCTGATGAGCACCGACCGCTTGAGCATTCATGTCTTGCGAGGTTGCTCCAGCAATAGTTCCGTCAGGTTTAAGATTGAACAATTTATTTAGAGCAGCAATGTTTTGGTATTGCATCTGGAGGCTCAACTTCGCCTCCTGAGTTTGCAAATCCATAAGTTGCGCTTCTTTCATTGCGCGAACATGATCATCCGCTGCTTTGACACTAGCAAACTTCATCCCTTGCGCAGCAGCTACGCCCATGCCGAGTCCGGCCCCAAAGCCGCCACGACCTGGAGCCTTCGCGGAAGCCCCTTGCAATCCCCATAAAGCACCCTGTAGTATACTCATCCATGGACGAGCAGGGTTTACCGGTGGGATAGGTGGAGCCATTGGCGCAGGACCGCCCATCGTGAGGCCAGCCATTGCCGGAACGCCAGTATTAGCGGGCTCCGGTGCATTGACTTGACTCGCTGGATTTGATGCTATCTCGGCTCCACGGCGTTGTAGAACAACATCAGAATCCGTAACTTCTGGGCCGGTAAGCGGCGTAGTATCCATACCACTTAGAACCGGGACCGAAGAATCATTGAATGCCATATTATTTTCCCTTTTTGCCGCCGATACCCTGACCAAAACCGCCAAGGAAAGCATCAGCCGCTCCGCCCACAAGCCCACCAATAATTTGCGCCGCGCCAGGACCTTGCGCGGCCGTCACAGCCTCTGAAGCATTTGTAACGGCGTTAGTACCAGATGTCGCGCCTGCCGCATATCCGAGTGGATTAGCCACAGCTTGCTGACCAGTGAGAGCATTGATAGAGTTCCAGTAGTTTTGCTGTCTGAGTTGCTCATTCGCCATAGTGATTGCATTTTGGCTCGATGCTTCTTGCTCCGCTCCGGCTGCGGCAATAGTAGCCTCACCCGAAGCCACAGCGCCAGATAGGCCAGCTAACTTTGACCCACCTGATCGAGCCGAAACACTATTTGCAAAGGCTTGCTCAGCATTTTTAGTTTGCTGCGCATTTACATCGGAAGCCTCAGTCCGTGCCGCTGCCAGGAAGTCGGGACGATAACCTATTCCACCTGTTTCGACAGCCGACTTCATTTTACCGGTCAGGAAATCAAAAATTTGGCTCTGTTTGCCGTATTGCGTATGGAAAAGGCCCGTCAATTGCTTGGCGAACTCAGCTTGAGACGCTTCAGCAGCCTTAGCAGTATCATCACCCTTAAAGGACATAATCGGGCCGCAGTATTCGTACGATGGACGCGACATCCACGTCATAGAACACATATCAAGAACTGGGTTGATCGTTACACGCATTTTCCGCCTCTAAAAGTTTCGTCCAGTCGATATTCGCTCTCTTTTTCATCAGCCACTCTTGCTTAGCCGGATCGTAGAGAGTCTTAATCCAACCGTGCCGTTCACATATATCCGCGAACCGCTCACTGTTTGTCTGAAAAAATGTTTCTGCCATCCCAGAATCTTGCATCACTTGCTGAATTTTCTTATCAATGCTATTAAGCGCGAGCACCAGTTGTGAATCGGTGAGATTCGGATTCCGCGCTAATGATTCGAGCATAAAGACTGAATGCAACGGAACCATAACAATAGTTTCATCATTCTGTTGAACCTGCACCACACACGTTCGCGGATAACCCAAAACGCGCTTATCAAAATTGGTGCTTGCCCGTTGAATCTGCATCCATTCAATGAACAATTTCGCGTCCGCTTCTGATACAGCGTAAAGCGGCATTAACTCTGCACGAATTTCTGATCCCATACTTCCTCTCTTAAAATAATCGCTCTAACGTTATGTAACTGGCGTACAACCGACCTGTAAATAATGGCGACGTTGCAGCAGCAGAAGCTCTACGATTCCGAATCGGAGGAGGGGTGCGCGGCACGACCCCAAATACCGGCCCGGCAAGTTGCCATGCGGCAGAGGTTCCCGAAGTCATAGTAAACGTTTGAGACTGGAATCCGTTGTTAAAAATTTGATGCGACGCACCAGCAATTTGCTGTCCGTTTACGCTACTGCCGCCATCCAGAGTCAATCCGCCACTAGCAGAATAAGTTGATAGATTGTTGACCATGTCGATCAAACAAACTACCGACTGCTGATAATGCGGATTTACTGTTACGGTCTGAGTTGTGCTCGAACTCCCAGAATTTCCAATGATTCCTTGATCATATACGAGTGTACCGCCACTGAACTGCCATACACCTATAGTAGTGTAAATATCTAGAGCCTGACTTGTTGGGACAAGGTTTCCGGTTACTTGAAGATTTGAGTTCCCGACACAGTTATTGCAAAGAAACCATTGGTTTCCTTCACCCAAGTTTCCGTTCGGCCAAAGCAATTTCGTCAGGTTTTGATAAGTATTTCCCGCATTATCTGAAATGCTAGTTATTCCCCAACGCAACCCAACAACTAACGAATTCCCAGAAGTGACATTTTGGGCGGAGGATATGACCGTGGTAAATGGCCCGTTTTGTGCCCCGCCACCAGAAAAGTTGACGAAAGAAATAGCCATTGGTTACACGCTTTGATATGTCAATCCGAGATATTGTTTCGAGAAGTTACCTTCGGTCGCATCAAGAGCGCCGCCGTTCGTGTTCTTAACAGCAGGCCCCCATTGCTTCGGTATACTGCCGCCAAAAGCAGCCGCCACAGACATAAGTTTAGACGTATAAGCGGTCGTCGCCGCTGGCGTATTTATCGAACCCAGAAACACAAGATTCGGAGTTGCAGTCGGTGTAAATGCCGCATCTAATCCTGTTGCCCCATCCGAATATGTCGTGCCATCAATAGACCCGTAGAGCCAGATATCGACGGTGCCCGCTGCGGTTGCACCTGTCTTCACTACGAATTGAACAAAGGAATCAAGCAGCAAGGTGGTAGTGTTTTCAACAAACGCACCTTGACGCCATGACCCCGAACCAAGGCTTGCGAGTGTAATCGTTATGCCGGTAGCGGCGACCGAAATCTGCTCTTTCAAAGTTGCCATTTTCTTCTCCTAAATTATGATTCGAAAAGCACTAAAGGGGAAACGTAGATTGTATCTATTACCGGACCAAGCGTCGCAGGGAGAGCACCGGATGCAATTACATTGGTCGAAAAGCCAGCATGAATCCGATTAGCATTGAAAACTGATAGGAAGTGCTCACCACTCACAGCCGCTACACCTTGACACCGAACCAGGTTGCTCGTGTTCCCAGTCACAAACCAATAAGTGGTACCCGCTATAAGATTATCGATACCTACCCCATGCTGCGGCGTTACCGTCTGCTTTCCCATAATCGACGTATCAAAGCGACATTCGGTAATGAGGGTGTTTCCATTAGACGAATAGATTCCAACGAAACCTGTACTTGAAGGAATAGTCGTCGTCACTTCGATTGTTGCCTTCCCGAGCAGCATATCGAATGGCGCGGTGAACACCGCGCAAAATAATCCGTTATCGCCCGCGCCCATTTGAAGGGGATATACCAGTTCTGTTATCGGCACAGGAAAAGGAAGCAAAAGTTGTTGCTGCGGGTCCTGTGATGGCGTACCCGATCCCGGCGCAAATGCCGCCGAGGAGGAACAATACGGCTGACTGTTCGAGACGGAAGTCCAGGTTGCGTTGTAGATACGAGGTAATCCAAAGTTGATGGCACTGTGCGCAAATGCTTTCGTTCCGCTCACATCAACCAGAAAATCACTATCAATACTATTTAGCGATTGGGCAGAAAAAATCGTGTTAACTATGAACTCCCCAATTTTGGGGGTAAATACCTTCCCGGAGGGATATAAAGTCCCATTGCCGGTAGCGCTGGATGTACCTGAAAAAACATCAGCAACCTGATTCTTCAAGCCTGAAACCTCATAAATCTCAACCGAAGAAACTTGAGTACCATCCGTTGTAGTAAACGTTAAGATCGTGATGCCGGGCTTAGCTTGTGCGAAACAGATAGTTGAGCCTGCGTTCGTCACCGCATCGGTGTGCGCTGTAACACTTTTCCCATCACCGGCTGGTTTCCAAACACTACCACCACCGACTCCGTTATCAATGATTTTCAAGATATCTGCTTGATAGGAGGACAGTAGAATTGCTGCAATCAGTAGATTACCCGAAGTAGGCGTAAAACCCAGAGTGACCGGCACTCCACTATTGGGCGTAAAAGGCCCACCCTTATTAACTATGGACCAAGAGGTCCCGCCTGTTCGCAACTCAACAGAGAGCAAACCTTCAAGAGCGCTGGACGTAATCGTTGCGGTACCAGTAACCGATGCCGGTGATGCCGACATATTATCCATTATTAGGATACCGGGGACTGTTGAACTTGCCCCAGGCACATGCCACCGAGCCGTGCCGGATGTTACCGTATAGTCAGAGGTACCTTGCGCGCCGCCTGCAAACACGACAAAATTGTTGTTATCGACCGTCGTTTGGCTGAGGCTAAGCGATGCTAAGGTGTTAATCTCGACATTATTCGCGCCGAAGCACGTCACACCAGTATATTCTTGAAAGGCAGCATGACTTGTTGAAGCTGCACTTAATGTAATTGTGATGGTTGTTATGCCGCCTTTAGACGCCTGCAAACATCCCCACATATCTATAACGTCTGATGCTGTGTTAAATGCATACGGCGCTAACGGGGCGTAGATATTTCCAAGTGTGTCGGTCACGTTGGTGATATGCCCGCCGCCCCCACCACCCGCCACACAGGAGATGATGACCGTTGCATCCGCTACGATATGCGCCGAACCTATAGTTCTAGTGGTGCTGGACGTGGTGTCCGAACTGCTCGTTCCCCCTAGTGATACCGCGATACCTTCAGAACGATATTCAATTCCTATTCCAATCCACGTTCCTGAAGATGAGATACTTCCCGTAACGCCGACAGCCGCAGGCGTGGGTGATGAGTTGTACATCACGCCAAATCCAGGAGTCGCTCCTCCAGAAGCCCCTTGTTCTTGAAGATCAAGCGTCGTGCTTCCGGTAGCACTCCAAGTCTGAGTTCCTATGACTCCAAATCCGCACTCGATAACGTTATTGTTGTTAGTCGTGGACTGAATGTTATACGTGGGGGTTGTGCTCGTTCCTTGCTGAGAGCCATTACCCCCAAAAGCCACGACACCTGACCACTCCGTGACGGCTATCGAACTTTGGCAAGATGACGCAAAAGTGACCGTGATCGTAAGATTAGTTCCTGCCTTTGAACTACGCGGACCTGTTGTGTATAGCGCGACGTTCAAGCCCCCGGTTAGCGCGCCTTGAACATTGTAAAAAGTGTTGGTCCCGTCAGAAATGATCGATACGGCAGCGGTACTGAATATCCACACTACAAGCGCATGATTTGCACCCGGACTAAAGGTAACCGTATTGGACGTGCTCGCTACGTTGGTAGGAGAACTAGTCCACCCATTGACTTTGATCGGAAGAGCCATTTAATTTCCTTAGAGTTTCTCAAGTCTAACATGAAGACTATACTGCATCGACGTTGCTCCGACGCTGGTGTAATCCATCTGATAGTTGACGTTCGTGCTGGCCTTGGCGTTTATGACAAATACGCCAGAAATTTGCACTCCGGTGGTGTTACCGTTTGCATTTCCAGTCGGGTTGGCTAGTGTGGTCACTACTACGGAGTCATCAGCATCGGTATACCCAATCTGAAAACCAGCAGAGCCTCCCAAGATTGATGATGTCGTGGCGATTCTGGTGACTTTTGCACACCAAAGAACGCGATATAACCCTGCACCGTTGGCAGGCACGGCATAGAGAAGTGTAGACGTGACCGCCGCGCCCAATGCAAGACTATCAATACCGATGATTGAAACCGGGCCGGTAGAAAATTTAGCATAAGTAAGTGGATCAGTGCCAACCGTATTGACTGTTGAAGTTAGTAACCAACTCGTGAGTGCATTCACGGAACCGTTAACCACCGGAATCGCCCCGGTGTTGTTGATATCCGATGGCATGTCATAATCTAGAGCACGAGTCAAAACTGGAGGTAGCAACACCGTCTGAAGTTGTGTAACATAATAGACGCCATTAAATGCTCCAGATGGTGATTGTGTGTCATTCTTGACCAGTAACCGTTGCCCTAAACCAGTAAACGTAAAACCATCAACCGTTACGGCGGTATTCACGGAGCCCATGAGAGTCGCGCCGATACCTGAAACGCCGTTATTGTATGTAAAGCCAGAGGTGTCACTTGCTTGAGTTGTAGCCGCCTGTACCGCAACAGCAGGATTCACCCCGGCAACCGCGTTATTGATAGCGGTTGTAACAAAGGCATCAGTAGCAATCTTAGTGGTATTATCACCAGCGGCTTGTGTTGGCGCTACAGGAGAACCCAATAACGAAGGAGATGTTGCCAGAACAACAGCACCAGAACCAGTTACTCCATTACTCAAATCTGCCGCTGCCAATGCTGCGTCAACAAAATTAGTTCCATTTCCTCGAAGAACATGTCCCGAAATCGCTCCGCTATTTTGCTGAAAGCCGGTGAGTGCGTTCATACTCCCACCAGCTACAGAAACATTACCGCCAAGGTGCTGAAAGTCGCCGTTCAAAGTTATCTTGAATCGCGTGACGCCATTCTTATCGATAAGAACGAAGCTATTATCAGACCCTAGATTACCGTAGGCCCACAAAGGCACACCACCAGCCAAGAACTCATGGACTGAGTTAAACCCGACTGCGGCATCTATATTGATCTGCGCATGAGAAGCAGCACTCCTAATCAGGACCAGAGGTAACGCCGTACCGTCTACTTCTAAGGTCTTCGTCCGAAGATCATCTTCAACGCGACTCATGCTCTTCCTTTATACCAGCGTCATTGACCAAGTGATGTCGTGAATGCCATCGGAAACAATCACTATGTCATGCTCGCCCAGATTCAAAGCAGAAGTATCCATAGATGCCGGTGAATCAGTTCGTGCAGCCGTTCCATCGTTATATCCAAAACTGACTGCCAGGGTTCCCGCGCTCGGATTGGCCTGTAAAAAGAAATTAGCACTCAGTCGATATACACCAGCGGGTGGACTCTGTCCATTTATAAGAAGAGTCCCACTGAGCTTGTGCGTTGCCTGCGTCAAAACAACAACCGTCAATGCAAGCGGAGGTAACGCCGATGACGGAATATCCCCGGCAACGATAGGCCCAAATACCGGTTGCGCGGGGGCACCGCTGCTCGGGCCTCTCCAAAAGGTATTTGCAGATTGCGTTGCTAATCCAATTGTTATCTGGCCCGATCCATTTGGAACTGTAACCGTGAAAATGTTTGGCACCACAATTGAATTCATGCCATGGTAAGTTTTATAGTTCCCAGTCGCATCGGCAAAAATAACAACACCCTGATTCTGACCCAACGTTAAATTTCCGGCCACACCGTCAATTGTCCGAGTGTTGTTCGAAATTGTGAGTACGCCCGTTCCTATATTTTCAACAAAAATCATCCATCCTGTTTCTGTAGAGCCCGAAGGCGGTGCTGAAACTGGATTCGGCAATGTCAATGTGACCGCAGAACTGGAATTGAATGAAAGCAATCGGCCGGAATCAGTAGAAATAGCCAAATAATTTGCTGAAAGAATATCAACAGACCCCACACCAGGGCCGATTAAAGCCCAAGATGTAGGATCACTAAACGCATCCGTGGCCGTCTCGCGCAAGCATACAAACATTGAGCCACGAAATTCAACTACATCATAAGGTTCCCAACTCTGTATAATAGCCACTGGAAATTCAAAAGCTATGCCTACATCAGACGGCGTAGACCATGTGCCAAAGCAAGCCATATCAACGGTGCCAGAATTCGATGACTGACAATAACCTACTGAGGCACCACACCCGAAGTGACTATCTCCATAGGGCACCCATGTATTCCCAACCGTATCTGTAATTGAAACCAGGGATGCCACTGCATTATTGTCTCCCGTGATGCCGACAAAAACCAGAAGGCTACCTGATTTAACTGGGTTTGGAAATATGAGATGATCGGTCGTATTGCTATTGTTAGTTCCAGGGAAACTTGCTGACACCATCTGAAAATAAGGCAGCCACGTGACTGTTCCATTATCAGCAGCCGGGCCATAGTTCGCGTGCGTAAAAGCAAAACTGAATGAACTCGCAGTCACGGCGGTGATTTGGGCCTGGGTACCGTTCAAAAAATTAGCGCCCGCCAATCCATTGACTATGATTTGAGTCCCAACTATAAATGCATTCACACATTGGCAAGTCACAACATTGCTAATGATCTGTACGGACGTTATACTTCCAGTCAGTGTTGGGAAACCGCCCTTGAAAAATAACAAGTTCGATCCCCATGGAAATCCTGTATTCGTCAGGGTGGTTGCTAAGGGTGCGGCAGTCGGCAATGCTTTAATAGCAACCGCTACCGCTCCTCCGCTGGTATATAATTTTACCCATGAAGAATCTAGGTCTGTCTCACGTTGACTCAGGGCAAGAAATGCAAGATCATTCGGAGCAGAAGGAGTCAAGGAACCAATTACAGGACTACTACCGGCTGTACTGAAATTCAGTTTATGCCCATCAAAAAGTAAAACATTGGAACTAAAAACTAGATTTTCTCCCAAAATTGTCCAATTCAAAGGATTTTGATCTGGGCGCAACCCTACACTACCTTGAATAGCCACATACGTGCTAAGATTTTGAACCACAACATCGTTCACACTGTAAGCAATGAACGATTGCCATGTTCCTCGAAACAACAAGAACAAATCCGTGTCCGCAGGAGTGGAGGCTACTGACAACGTATTTTTAATAATCTGAATGCTACTAACTTCTTTAGGACCCGGAATAATCGTAAATGGCAAAAGTGGCCGCGTAGGACGAAATGTCACCGGCGTATATTGCGTCGGGCGTCCTTCTTGAAACTGCAAATCCTGAAGGTCTTTATTTACAATGTTGACAGCCATCAGGCGAGCCCCAAGCCCATGAGTTCATTAGCAACTGTATCATTTCCAAAATCGACCTTAATTTGCATATGCACCACATGCTGCGGCAGCGGAACCGAAGCCGACTTAAAATCATGGCGCTTCATATAAATCGTGTTCTGAAAGCCGACTAATTGAGGCGGATCAACCACCGGATTCGGCAATACCGTAAATGTCGCTGGAAACACGCCCGTATCCGTGATCTCATTGAGCATAACCGAAATTGTCGGATACGTTCCAATAACTCTACCCTGAAAAAGAACTGAAGTGATATTTGCTACTTGACGGGGTGGTGCAAGAACCAACGATCCAATCGTAGAAAAGGCATGGTATGCAGTGCTGTCGTCCGTGTACAAGGTCAAGTCGCGTTTAAGAATAAATCCCGAACCCGTAGGTCGCCCGAGCAGTAAATTCCATGTGCCATTCGATGTTTCAATGGAACCGATAGCATTCACGCCGTTGACTGGAGTATATGTTGGGTCCCACCCATTCGAATTCTGGCTATATCGCCATAGATTCGTTGAACCATTGCTAACAAATAAGCCTTCGTCCGCACCTGAGCGATGAATTGCGATGTAGACGTTGGCCGGAGTCATTGCGGCAAAATCCACTGCATTCAAATATCCAATATCGGCGAGTCCGTTTGCAGAAAAATGCCAAATCTGACCCTTCGTAGTAAAGAAAAAAACATTGTCGCCATCTTGGGCAACCGCATTCATCGTAGGCACGCCAAAGTTTGCTTGCCACAAAATCGGAACCGTGAACGATGCCGACGTTGTTCCCGTCGTCACGTACGCATCATCGTTCACTGAAATGATAAGCCCGGCTGTTGTACTCGTCATAGCCGTGACATTTCCGGGCAACGCAAAATTATTACCCGGAGGCCAACTTTCTTGACCCACCCCCGGCGATGTATCTGGGCCGCCAGAGAAATAAACAATGTTTCCATTTGCAGCCCATAAACGACCCGCATGCCATACTAGAATGCTTGATCCAGTCGGGATAGGATTATTAGCGTTCGCAATAGGAGCCAAGATTTGGGTGTTAAGAATGGAATCAAGTTGAAAGTCTGTATATGTCGCCGTTCCAGCAATTCCATTGATTACATCTGGATTCGGAATCTCTGTCAGCTCGAACATATTGCTGGAGCCGCCGCCATCCTTACTGCGCCAGATCACAATAGTATCGATTTGCGGGTCTGTAGAACCCGGTATCGTCAAAATGTTCTGCGCTCCAGCATTCGAAGTAACAATAAGCGTCACAGGAGAGGCTGTGGACACTCCACCGGACTTACTGCCTGTTGGAGCAGGAAGAGCCCCAAATGTCGAACCAGGAGGAATAGGTAGCGTTGGGGGTGTTCCCGTTGCTACCGAATAGAAATCTGTCGTTGATCGCGCTTTGTACGAATAAGCATAGGCATAACCTTTTGCCCACGAAATCGAGTTTGCTAGTTGCGGGCCATTACTTATCCACGTGATCGTATTGTCGGTTGTAGTAGCATTCTTCGCATTATTCCATGATGGCGGTCCAGGTGTTTGGGAAAGTCCAGTATTATAGACGAATTGAACAATCGAGGGAGTCCCTTCAATAATTTGTGCCCCACCGAGACCTGTAACCTGAACTGGCGCAGCAAATCCCGCCGCAGGCAAATAATGAATTGTGTTTGATAACCAGCCGGTGTCACGGCCAATACAAACCCACACTACAGACCCATCTATAGTTTGTTGACCGTATGTGCTCGCCCATGATGCAGGAGGATTAAGCCCAGTTGTACCTTTTCCGCCAAGAACAACTGCACCGTTAACAAGAGAGCCAATACATACTTGAAGGTTACCCGCGCCTCCTGCTCCGCCAAGACTATCTTTTATGCAAGAAAAACTATGACCGTAAGATGATGTCCATGGGGAATAGCTATGCGCATTTAGACGAACGGCTGAGCCTAAGTTAATCCATTGCAACTCTTTGTCGATTGTCGTCTGAGAGACTCCCTGCGAAAAAGCAGCAGATGAAAAACTAGCATCTGATGTTCCCGGTGTAGTACAACGCATCAAATAAACTGGAGTCTGCGCAGTTGCTGGAGGAGTTGAAGGCTGATAAACTCGATCATTCGTACTATATAAATGACTCGGAGTCCAGGTCTTAACATTCGGGAACGCGCCATTGATTGCAGAAGCAGTCCACGTGCAAAAATTATCAATATATTGACTGCCTAGTGCCCCACTAAAAGGTGGCCGCGAAGGACCCGTTGGTAAATTTACGCCTGCCCCAAGATTAAAGGTTTGAAAATAAGCAACACCGTGCGGCGTATCCCAAATAGAGCCAGGGTAGGTAAATGTAAACAGATCAGCAAAGTATTTATAATACCCTTGCCGCCAGTCGCCCAGTAAACCCTCATTTTGCCATACCACACCACCAGTTTCTGTTGTTGACTGACCCGGAGTATTATTCCATACTGGCTGGCCCGACGAAGACGTACCGAATTGAGTCCCATTGCTTATTGCTATCAATTGCTGCGCATTGTTATGGCTATCGACCATGATTCCCATCGTAGAGAACCATGTACTCGCCTGCCATTGCGTCCCGGCAGAACCACTTTGCACTGTGGTAACAGTCGGTGCTGTGGTAGGAGCCGCGATACTCAAATTCCAGACGTTGGCGCCATCAAACTTATTCGCCGAAACACCATCGACCCAGTACATCCAGGTCAAATCGCTAACGAAACTCGACTGCTTAGCTCCCAGCAATTTCGTGAAGACCGAAGTTTTTGAACTTGGACTGAATGTGTACACATTAGTCTGTGTGTCCACCATCGGAATGATATTTCCGCTAGTCTGTTGGAAACTAGCAAATGTAAGCGGCCATTCACCAGAATTGAATGCTATAGAAGATGCTTTACTGTGGCCGTATCGCCGCTTCAAAGTATACTGCGGCGAAATCATCATATTCAGGCCGTCAATCAACGCATCTCGCCTGGAGATCAGAGTAATCCCCATCGCAGATACCGGGGTGAACAAAGGCGAACGATTCTTATATAATCCTGTCCAGAAATTTGTCTATATAGAGCCCTCCTTCTTGGAGGTTATGCTTAATGTCAGCCATATATGGTGATTCACCTCCCCGCGCTTCCAAAACGATTTGCAGCGCAACGGACTTTTCCGCTCTCACTCATTTTTATGAGACCAGCGGCGGCGTTATTACCTTGTGTCCAGTGTTTTTCCTCACCGGATTCGAGTCTCTTTTTACGTGCTATCCATGCGTTCTTCAAACTGATTTTATGTTGTTCAGAAAGTGGAATTCCTTTCGCTCTTTTTCCTTTTCCGACCAGACCTATGTGGGCCAATGACATTACTGCAATATGTTCAGGAGTAAAGCCGTTTTTATGACTTTCCTTCATCGCACTCATGACCTTAATGCGAAATTCTGAATCTTCCCATCTTGTCTTAGCCGCAATCGATCTCTTCAATCGAACTTCGACAGGCACATTACTAGAACCTTGCCCACCATCGGTTCGATTTCGAAGGCAACCGGTGCTTAAATCGAGTCGGCCCCAATTGTTAATCAATTCTCTTTCGGTATCAAAGGCTTCTTGCTCGGAAGATCGAGGCAAAATAACAATCCGTGTACTATCCTTCGGACGGCGAACCGCATGCGCCTTACTTCGAAAGGCACGCAGCCCGTGACCTTTCCCTACGTAATAGGGAGTGCCGTCTTCCCGAAGCCACAGATAAGTATAGAAGTCAGCCAAGGATCACCTTAGATAATGCTGCGAAGATCATCGCCAAAATAACGCGGGCTCGGCCGCTTATTGGGACGGGGGTAATCAGGACCATTATTCCAGTCGTGACCCTCGTGGGGCTCCGTGGAGTTCTCCCAACCTTCTAGTTGACCAATATCTTCAGTGCGCGCAGTCTGAACCGCGCCGGTCTCGCGATCAACAGTCGGAATAGGCGGAGGAGTTGGATAAGAATCTTGAACATCCGTCACATCAACGGATGCTTGGGGACCTTTTTGTCCGCCGAAGTCTACATTACCGTCATCTGTAATTCTTTCGATCATTAACATTCTCCTTAGCGGTTTGCCGGAGGCAGAAACGAATCTTTGCGCAAGCCGAATGGCTGCCCTTCTGACGAGCCTTCATCGTTACATCCGGGTGCTAGAAACGCATCTTCACGGAGACCGATTACTGCATCTTTCTTAGCCGTGGTAATAAGATCAGCACCGGCGCGCAATTCTTCAGCATGACTCCGACCATATTGAGTCTCAGAATCATGCGAACTAGCCTGAATAGTTGCCGTACCGATTGCCGGAGTTTTCAGAACAGTTAAATGTTCGACCGCTTCGCTTGGCCCTCGCGAACCTAGTTTATCAAAGTTCATGTTCCCCTCTCGTGGACGCCCGGCCTCTCAGCCAGCCGTTCAATTCGATTTGATTCGTCACAACCTTTTCCAAAAGTTCATTTGTTCTTGATGTATTCTCTTGGATGGTATGAAGATGATTCCCCGCCTGTTCTTTCGCGGTTGTCTCAATGATGCTGAGTTTATCCTTAACTTCTTGCCATTCCGCTCGAATAGCATGCCCAATATATTTTACAAACCATCCGAAACCGCCGACAACAACGACTTCTATTCCATGTGGTATTTGATTAGTTAAACTGGGGATCATAGATTCCTTCATTTCCACACCCAGTTGCAAGAGGGACATCTAACAATGCTGTCGTGGTTTCTTGGTTTATATAAAATTTTCTTACAGCAGGGACAAGTCCATTTCCAATTAACTGATTTCGTTTCCTTCTTCATCGGGGCTCGCAATCAATACAGCCGACCATTTCTTTCCGTCAGGATAAAGCATTATGAGCCCGGATTCCTTGACATCCAAGGAGTCCCGATCTCCATTGATTAGTTCTCCTAACCGGCGAAGGCAGGAACCGGAAAACATATCTAAGATCGGACCTTTGAGTTTTCCCGATTTGATTCTTCCCATTTGTTCGTGAATGAACGCATCAAAGCGCTCAGTAAATTCGTTGTAACTTTCGCCATCAGGTGAATGAATTTCTGGATGAGAAATCAAATACTTAACAAACGTTTTGCGATCCGAAGTTTTCTTATCGCCGCTGATCGTTCCGATATTCCATGTCTTCATATCGTTGTCAATAACAACCTCTGGATCAGAGGGCAAACCTGACTTAACAATGTGAGCCGTGGTTGTGGTTCGAATAAAATCCGGTGAAATGATTTGTGTAAACGGAATAGCCTGCAAATAATCTGATAGAGTTGCAACAACGCCCTGCTCTCCCTCGTCTGACAAATCGAGGTCAACCCACCCATCACAACGTTTTGCCACATCGAGCGAAGTTTGCCCGTGACGCATTCCGTAGATTACTTTTGAGCTATCCAGATCACCCAGAGCATCACTCATAGCCGCCATGCCTTCTGACGTACTACTTGCTGAAAGGCTCTCCGGTTTGGAGTCTTGTTTCACATCAAGTTTGTCGAGCATTATTTTTTACCAGTTCCAAAAGCCGTAATAGAGGCCGTCGTCAAGCAATGGACTCTCAGGCTGCAATGTTACATCTGTCTGTTCATTATCATCGTAGCCGGACGCTTTACTGATCTCGACCTGAAGTTTTTTGTATTCGGCGTCCGCACGAGGGCTATTCAAATATCGATACATCCGATAAACAACCGCCTGGCGATAAAGTGGAGCAAAATGATCCGGGAATGGTGCCCATGTGGAAGTCAGGTCAGTTGCGACCGGGGCTGCCATTTGATATGTCAATTTCGCACCCCATGATATAGTTCCGGGGCAGCGATAAAAACGGACAACCAAAGTACCATCGCCGTTGTCGTGCTGCACCGAGATTAGATTGGGATTCTCGACTATACGGTCGAGAGGAAGTTGCCGCTTAGCATAGAGGAGCCGATTGTAATACGGAGCACTCGTATCAACCATCATGTAGGCGTAAGATTCTTGCAGCCAGCCATAATCAAAAATGCCGGGAGCGCCGAGGATGTCTCCGTTGTTTTGTCCCGTGACAGCAATAAACGAAAAGGAAGTTGAGGTGACAGCAGTGATCACAAAGCCATTTGACCAAGTGGTATTCACATTATTAGTCGTGAGCACAGCATTGTACTTAGTAGGGTCCGCAGGGTTTGCCAATTTAGATACAACCCCATTCAAAAAGACAGTATCGCCTATAGCAAATTGGTGGGGCTCAATTGTATTGACCGTCACAACTCCGGCAGTAACTGTTATTCCTGAATTTGAGGCTAACGCAATAGCCCAACCCTGATTAGAACTTCCGAGGGTGAACGCACTGGAACCGCCCCAAATGTAATCCTGCTTGAATGGCGCAGTAACGAGGAAGGCAGCAAGGTCTTTACGATTGACTTTCCAGTTATTTTCAGAGGTGAGAAGATCGGCACGAGCATCATTGCAGATACTTAAACCGGGTTCAAAATTGAATCCGCCTACACCACTCAAAGGGAGTAAATCAATCTGAGTGCTGCAAAAATTGATAATCGACTGATAAGTGTTGGTGAAGGACACAAGTTCTCCCAAAAAGATTGGAGGGGATACCTGCGCTTACACGCCATTAGGATTTCCCCCATTCGGATCACTCCGAAAAGTGAACTCCATAGCATCCCCAATAAAATGTATTCGCTTCTAGGAACCTTTCGAACGGAACGCCTTCCTAGAAACGGGTGACCAGCCTATGATAGCCGACACCAAATGATGCCAGCAACAGTCATGAACTTCCCGCCAGCTTTACCCGGCCGAGCATCAGCGTCTCGCCAGCAGGAATCCGTGTTAAGATCAAATCTACTGGAATAATTCTTGCGATGGCAATTGCTGGAACAAGCGGTTGAACATCGCGGTATCATAAATATCGTCTCCGTCGTAGTTCACCGGAGCGGGCTCAGGCCGAATGATGCACTGATTTTTTTGGCAGAGGATATATCCAAATCGATCATGCCTTGTCGGCTGAACGTACACGCAATGAGTGCTTCCGTTCGGATGAGTGTGGTTACACGTACGCTTCGTCATCCTATCAGCATCGCGTTTAGCCTTCATTCCTGCGGCGTTATCTTTGCGCTCCTGATTCTTCGCCAGAATCTCAGCGGCCTGCTTATCCAACGTCTGTTGCTCAAGCACCGTAGGCTTTTTCATCTCAGCGATGAGGCTAGCAGTTTGCTCAGTGAACATTTTTTGCTGAGACGCCAAAATTTCTTTCAATTCAGATAGTGATACAGACTTTTCTTCAGCCATGACCTTTCTCCTTGTTATTTCGAATACTGATTTAATTGCTCAAACCAACGACCGCTACGCTGATCGCCAGCCGGGTCGCCAAACTCTTGTATTGCGCCGCGATAAGTTATCGCCCGCGCTTTAATTAGTGCAATCAACACCGAACGCCATCCTCGAATTTCCCGCTTAACGAGATTAGAAGTATCCAACTCAACATGTGAGTATTGTGGAATGTATCCTTTCTCCATACCAGTGACATATTCAAAATCCCACCGCCAACTCATCGGAGCACGCCAATCAAATTGCTCCATGTCATACTCGTCATACCGTTTCGGGCGGTAGATTGCTACTTGGCCGTCTGAACCATCTTGAATCTTGAGTGATGGATTCAGTTTCAAAAGCCGCCGAATAATCTCAGTGTAATAAAGCCGAGGACCAGAACTCCGATCCGGGTCTTCCAGTTCTGCCTGCCCCCAAATCTTCTTCCGGGCTTCCATATTAAGAAGCTGCTCGCGCTCGCGGATGACTGCTTCCTCTGGACTGAGATGCCGATCCCCTAATTGACTTCGATTCGGTTCTATAAGCATAATGACTCCCTCGTCCCATCTTCCTTAACTTCATCTAACCTCACCACTTCACCAATGATCAGAACAGCCATATCGGATTGCTCAGCGTAATCCTTGGCAACTTGTAGGATATCACCAGTGACTTGAAGAATCTCAGAACGCTCCGCAAATTGATGCGCCAACTGCATGTCATAAATACTGGAAACCAAGACGCAATAGAGCGGCGTGAACTGTAACATTGCCTTGACATCACCAAGATCACTTTGCGGGTCTATGCTACGATTCAGAATGTAGACAGCTTTCATTACATCTCAATATAAAAGGCATTGATTTTATAACCGCTGGCATTCACTGATGCCTGAATCGTCCAATTCTGAGCCGGAGCAGCCTGAAACAGTATTTGATCCTTCGGAAAGAAAAATATAAACGGCACCCCTGGAGCAGCAGCCGCAGTGAAGGCGGGATAATCGATCAACAATCGAGTTGTACCGCCAGTAGAATCCCGAACAGTCAAGGTGCCTAGAACAGCATTAAGAGTCGTAATTATCAACCCAGTCAGGGCGTTATTCACACCTGCCGTGCCAGCCGTGATGATAGTCGTTTCGGTTGTCGCCGTCGCAATGGTTGTAACTTGAACCGCCATGGGAACTCCTCAATAAATTTTCTTTAATCTAGACTTTCAACCACGACAAATAAACTGTATGTTCCGTAAGTCACAACTGTTTGAAATGAAAGAGTCCGCCCGGCGGAAACTTTTATAAGAACTGTTGCCCCAGGCTCGTCAGGTTTATTGAGAGCGAAACCATATGATTTCCCGCCTGTTTCATCTGTCCAATTTATGAGGCATTCGACATCACATGTTTCCAAATCGCCGGTCAAAATAAATGAGGCACGATAATGACTATCAGCCGTAGGAGTGACAATCATCGTAGCCGGAATTGGGGAACTTTGATTTACAAAATTTTGTCTATAAATAACGGGTAAAACATCAACATCGACATGCGGGTTCATAAACTCTCCGAGAAAATTTGGGGCTCTTTTCAAGAGAGCCCTCCGAGAACTTGTTATAGGTTTCTGTTTTAGAGCGGATCGATGTCAAAGCCCTCAAGAGTGACAACATTTCCAGCATTCGTCGCCGAAAAAATCGCGTCAACTCCGAAGGACATACCATTAGCAGCAAACTGAGCCGCCGTTAAAGAGAACGGTGTAACTAGAGTTTGAGCGATGGATGTGTTCGTTGAACCTTGAAGGAATCCCCAGAAAATACCGGCGATCTTCAACCCAAGAGTACTCCACATCAATTCGGCTTCAAGCATCCACCCGCCAGATACCGAATTAACGGCAACAGCACCGGTAGAGATACTCGTAGCAGTATTTGAGCCATCAGTAGCACTAATCTGAGTTGCGCTAGTCAGAATCCTTATCGTCAAATTGGTTGTGGTGCCACCTGTAAACTGGCCCCAAGCCTTTAGATCGAAAGGTTTATTCTGATACACTTTTGGCAACGCAGGAGAGTCACTATCAACGGGAACAACTGCACCCGTCAAATTAACTACAATCGCGCTACCACCTGCATCAGTGAACATCGTTGCCGCAACAGGGTTGGTCAACGATGCGGGAATGACACCGCGTTCGGGACGAGCCGCATCGGCAAGAGAAATTGGTGAACTCATTTTTTGTTCTCCTTTTGTCTGTAGACTTGGGGACCCAATTAAGAGTCCCCTGTCCCAAACTTATCCGATTGTAGACTCGGCCGTGATGCGCCGGAACTTGTCGCTGGAAGCATGTGTCGGAGCAACGGCCAACCCAAAGAAGAAGTTGTATACCGAAGCCGCCTTGATCAAGGCTGCCGGATCAAGAGAATTCGAACCTTCTTGGAAGTTCACCGTCTTCACGGTAAAATTCTTCTGGTTCAGATTCGTCTTGCCGAGTGACGAGGCGATGAGCGCCTGGTGACCCACAACGTAAGAGTGATACGCTGTATGTGAGGAACTCTGCCAAGAAGCAGCAGTCGTGACAGCGTTCGATTCATACCACTCAACGCCGCCGACGTTTCCGATGTAAGCGCCCTTAATGCCAACAAGAGCCGGATTCGCAGAAGCCAATTTCTCGCTGTACTTCATCAAGTCAGCCATGCCGCTTGCGCTAGCATCGTTAACGAGATCGTATGCACCGAGAGAATGGATGACGCCAAAGAACAAGCCGTTAGCCTTGGGCTTCACGTCAAACGAACGGAGTTGCCAAACCGCCTTACGGGCGATGGCCGCGTTCATGTAGTTGCCGTCGTTCACGTCGATTCTGTCTAGAGTGGTTGCGGCCGCTGCCGTATCAACCGCCGTCCAAATGACGGTATCAACAGACAGAGCGCCACGATACGCCAGCAGTGAGGAACCTTCAGCAACCGTGTTGGAAATGGCCGTGAGAACAACCTTGTTCGTATAGCTGACGTAATCAGCATAGTTCGTCAGGTTGATAGTCGCCGTGTTCTGAGTCAAAGACTGACCAGCAGCAGGCGTGCCTTCAGTAACGCCGGTCGTATTGGCCGACATCTTGGTGTAGTCAAAGATTTGCATAGCTACACCAGACATATCCAATTTGTTACTAGCTATATTTAAATAGCCGGAAGAACCGCTTCGGATTCTTCTCTCATGCTTTCACATGAGTTCAGACTATCGCATCCCGTTTCCGGGTTCTCTCGCTTAGTCGTTGTAGGTCCAAATGAATTAAGATAATAGGATGCCTCAAGCAACGTTGTGACGTTATCCCGAGCATAACCTAACATCTTATTGCAAGGCTGACAGATCAACCCTCGAACGCATTTACCGCAAGAGGAGTGATTAGGACAGCAGCGATGGTCGTGATCAACCGCAAGACGCCCCTTTACAGAAGACTTCTTACAGATGGCACAAACATAATTTTGTTTCCCCAATTGTTCTTTATACCACTCGATAGTTTTACCATAAGCACGTAATCGGCTCGCTAATCGAATATCAGAGAAACGCCCTTCGTCTCGAACCTGCTGTTCCCAGGTCTTTCGCTGTTCGGCTATATACTGACGATATTTATCATCGGTCGCATATCGCTCGCGTTTACAGCGGTTGACTTCTGTGTAATCTTTTGACGAATTAATGCTTGAAATACAGTTCTTACACACTCTACGACCCGAATAGAAATCTTCGGAAGGCAGAGATTTACTACAGTGCTTGCAGATTTTCATTTGGTTCCTAAGGGTTGCCGTGGCGATCATAAGCCGCTTTAGGTTTTCCCAAAATCAGAGAGAATTTTACATGTCCAATTAAAGTCTAGGCATGATCTTCAAATCGCAAGCTGCATAGCCAAACAAGTTGGCATACAGCGTATCAAGCGCCACACGGTCATAGTAGACCGTCGGGTAAGCCGCAAGTCCGCTAGAAATAACGGAGGCGGCGGTAGGTAGTGCCATAGTAATTCACCTTCATGAAGTGAGATAAGCGATTTATGCTCGATTGGCTTCTCGCAATTGCTTCTCAGCCAATGCTTTGAGTTGCTCAAGCGGCATAGTATACGCTTCGTCCTCAGTCGGCTCGGTCTTGATGACCGGTGCAGGGCTTCCCTTAGAGGAAACAGTGCTCGCCTTCTTTGGGCTTCGTACCTGCGGAACTTCTGTCACCACTTCCGTCACAGGCGTCTCAATCCGAGCAGCCTTGACTTCCGTTTTGACTTCCGTTTTCGTGGGCGCGCTCGCTCCATCAGTCTTCAGTGTGAGTAATCCACTCCCACTAAGGTCCTCAAAAGCCTTCTCCAGATTTTCCTGGGTAAACTCGTTGTAATTGTGTGACTGAACCCAATCCCTAATCTTATTTCCATTCTCTTCAGACGTGATGTACTCGGGATGGGCCGATACGAATTCTCTTTGGATTCCCAGACTTTTTTCCTGGGAGGTGCGAGCCTCTTCAGCAGCACGTTGCGCGGCCTGCCATGTTTTGAACTCCCCGATATCCATACCGGTTAGTTCCTTGAACATGGATTTGAATGCCTCAGAGGGTTTCTTATCAAACTGCTGTTTGAAAACGTACTCCATGTCTTCACTGATCGCGGGCTCTGCGGGAGGCGTGGGCTCTTTCGGATGTTTCTTTTGAATTGTCCGAAGTTCTCGTGTGGCATTCTCTTGAGCCACAACCAACTTATCATTCAATTCTTTGATGGCATCAAGTTCAGTCTCACCACGTCCTTCAAAGACTTGAACGCCAGTGCCGTCGCCAAGATCAATCTCCCGGCGAAAAATATATTCGTCCGGCTCATCTTCAGGCGGCACGGGAGGCTCAACCTTCTTAAACCGGCCCTGCACGTCTCGCTCCTGCTCGGTCTTCTCAGCGGCTTCCTTCTCGGCGGCCTCTTTCTCAGCAACTTTAGCAGCCTCCACTTCAGCAGCCTCACGAGTTGCTTTTTCCTCGGAAGTTTCTGTTGCTACAGCCGCTGCTTTCTCAGCAGCAATCGCATCGGCGGCTTCTTGTTCAGCAACTGCTTTTGCAGCCTCAATCTCAATTTCTTCTGCCTCTTCTACGGCGAGTTGACGCAACTCTTCCAGAGACATTCCTTCTAATTCAGCGTCAGATTTCTTCGGGGTTGCCATTTACGTTCTCCTTTGTGTTGCCAAATTCATTATTATTCCGAAATTCCTGATGGAAAATCTGATCCTAGTTCTGAAAACCAGTCGGGTTCAGACTCAGTACCGAAATCTAAAGTAGTCTCAATCACCCCAAATAGTTGTCCAAAAACCTTTCTCGCAACGCGAGTCTCAATACGAAACCGTTCACTCTCAGTTTCATCCTCAACATTCAGAGAATGCTGTAATGAAGTTTGAACGATGTTATCCGCAATTTTCTTTATATAGGACCACCCTTGGGTCCTCGATGTTTCAACCAATGCAACTTTAACTGCCAACAATCGATCGCGGTCTGCCTTCAGTCGCGCTTGTTCCACTGCAATAACGATCTGCTCCGGTGTCAAAATTTTTTGCTCGGACATGCTCTTCTCCTGTTACTTCGGACTTTCATCTTTCGGAACTGGAACTGGAATAGAAAGATTAACTCTTCGATTCGATTTAGGATCAGCGCCTCGGTCGCCCCAGTCTATTCGAGGATTCTCAATTTTCCGAATCCAAGATTCGCTAAAGAACGGGTCCCATTCAGGACGATACGTGTCATAACTCAATTGAACCCTCCTTTATTGCTGTGGTGCCTGTCCTTCAGTCATTTGAGAAAGTGCATCCTGTGCCATATTCAAATGGGATTCGGCCGCTTTCTTTACAAGCGCTACGCCCGCCTGAACCGTACCCTTCTCATTTATATTCTCTAAATCATTCTGATGCTTGAGACTCTCCGTAACCTGATCTTGCTGACCTTTTGCGTAAGCGGTGTTTTGTTCCTGCATACGCTTCAGGTCGTCCTCGGTCATCTTTCGGAAGTAGTGATCAACGTCGAATCCTTGAGCATCAAGCATATCCGCCGCCCAGTTCGCATAATCGAACTTCATGGCTTGAACTTGCAATGATGATTGAACGGCCGGGGCGCTCAATAACTGAATAATCAGTGGAGCCAATTGAGCCGAAGCAGCCCGAGCAGTCAAATCAGCGCCAGCCAAAACATCTATACCAATCTGGGCATTATAGATATCAACGATATCACCGCCCCACTCTTTACCTTCTTCTTCAGTAAGAATGCGATTGATGTCTTCTGGTTGGAGATGCTCCATGCATAACAGCATGAACTTTTCCAGAGTAGGGAGATAGATCATATTGATAAAAATTTCAAGGAAGTATTGCAAGCGCTGAATAACATCACCCGTCAAAGCCTGCACACCAGAACCTGTGCGCAATGCTTGAGTCGGGAGATTTACTCCGCCCTCCGCGCCAATGCGCTTCGATGCCCGTGCTTCCGAATTTGCCATTGCAGCGACAGCGGCACCGCTAACATCTGGCGTCACCAAAGGCTTCAATTCTGAAGTCTCAGTGATAACACGCCCAGGAGCTAGTGGAATGTTCTGCGTTCCTGGTCCCACACCTTTTAAGGCTTGGAAAACTGGATTAAGAACTAGAGCTAACGAATCAATCCAACTATTCGCTACACCAGCCTGAAATCTTTGCTCACCGGCCAGTAATCGAGCAACGCCGAAACCCCATGCACTGCCTAGCACGTCGATAAATGCGCACGTGCGTCCAGGAATTTCACCGTACTCATTCTCACCATTCCGAATGACTAATTTCCGCTGCAAAATACCGATAACGTGATTTTCTGACCAGTATTCGATGTACTCCAAAGGCTTCATCAGCGGATCAGCCGAAGAACCTTCAGAATCTAACTGTGCTTGAAATTCACGCCATACAGCGCGCTTTTGACTCGCAAATGTGTCTTCAGTCTGTTCCCGATCAGTCGCAAGAACCTTACGCAACGTCTCACGATCAGGAATACGGCTAATTCTCTTTCCGGTTTTTTTACCTTCGGAATCTATTTCGGGTTTACCGTAAGTATCAGTATCTTCGCGCCAATCATCCAGAGTGTTAGCAGTGATCATCACCTGCTTGGCAATCCATCGTGCGCCATCGGCAACATTTTGCCGTTTGCACTGGGGATCAAAAGAGAAACTCTTCAAATCAATGTTCTCGAACTTAGGCAAGTTCAACAGAATGTCTTTCCAGATACCTTTTACCCGGCCAGCCTGGTTCTTCGAGTAAACTCGCTCACGAACATTCTTTTGCTCCCAACCCCACCAACCAACACAAAAGCCATAACTGAGGCATTGCTTAAGTGTCAACCGCATCTCTTCTTTGAGCCCGGCCTGCTTAATAGCCCAAGCCAGAACCGACGCTTTTGCACGAGCCGCCTCTGGTGTTGTCTTCCCCACAGGCGTAATTACAAACGGTCGGCGCTTACCAGTTCCAAACAAACTCATGTAGAACACAGGCATCAGCTTCTCAATGCCTTCCATAACAGCATAGATCGGAAGGTTCGCCCGAGGCTTGCCATCAGCCCATACACGGGGCTTCTGGAGCCCAAAAATCAAATCATTTGAGGTATCAACTAACGCTGGCAGTAAAGCCTTTGACTGAAGGAATGCAATTCCCGCCGAGACATCAGTAAGAACTAGCCCCATCGCCGTCTCATCGGTAAATTCCTCACCGTGGAACGCCGTATTTTCCTCTAAGACGGGGGACACTGCGGACAGCGCAGCACCTTGATTAACTGCTTCAGGAAGGTTGGCAAACCCACCGCCGCTACCTATTCCAGCAGTGTTGTCGATTGTACCGCCGGACATAGATGACTCCTCAAATTTTCAACTATACGTTCCAATTCTTCTAGAGTGGCGTCACTCTTAATTCGGTTAGCTCGCAAAGAAATAACTTGGACGTTCCCTTTCACATAACCTTTCTGAGGTATAATCCTATCCAATGATGGGCTATGATCACGATTTCCATCATGTGTAAGTTTTATATGGAGAATCGGGCATGATTCATTGTAAATCCGTCGATTTTCTTTATTTCTATCCCGCCAGTCCTTCGACTTCTGCTTATCCCTATAAGCCATCTGTTCTCCTGTATAATCAGTCAGGAATTATATTTATTGTCCCTTGAACTACTGACCAAGGTGAAGCAAACGCATCAAATCCGTCGCTCGGGTCTGCTTGAATCTTTTGGCGCTCAAGAATTTGATCACTTAGTGTCTGCTGTCGAGCCATTTCGAGTATCGGGTTGATACTAGGTCGAATCGGTTCAGTGCTCATCTGACCGACCATATGGGTAGCGAACAAGGCTATTGTGTCAGCATAATCATCGTGCTTGTGCTTACCACCCGGAAACATCTCAAACTGTTGAACGACTTTCTCCCACTGCAAGATACCATCGAAGAACCGAAGTTTTTTGTATTGCATCAGTCCTTGAAGACTGGCGATACGAGTATACTTCGCATCCTTCTTCTGATCGATCTTCAAGAAGTCCAAAGGGAGAAAAACTTTCTTGTCACGAGCAACAAGACGCAAGTAATCCATAAAATAAATACAAGAACTCGACTTCTCAAGGTAAATCGTGGTTGGTCGGTATTCGAGCGCCGCAAGGATCACCTGCTCCGCAAACATTGGGGGAAGCCATCTACCACCCCGAACGTCCACTACATATTGAGTCATCTTCAAATCGTGCTTGCCTATTACAATGCACGAGTCGTCGGACTCTTCAGAATCTGTGCTGGCGAGATCAATAAAGAAAACAGCCGGGCTTAAATTCCCGACTACTAATTCTGGAAGGGCTCTTGCCCGATTCACACTCTGGCCTGTCTGATCAAACCACTTGACTACACATGAAGTCAACAGAGCCTTAGTGAACCGCTGGCCGCCCTTCTGAATCGGTTGATTCAAATACTGAGATGCGAACATCTCAGGATCGCTATCACGCATGAACTCAAGTTGTTCTCGCGTGAAGCCGATCAGTTTCTTTTTATCTCTCGATTCCTGCTGTGGGAACAGCGGTATCGTGTGCTTCTCATCAACCCAACAAATTCGAAAACTTATTCTCCACTCGCCTTTCAGATTGTTACGCATTACATTCTCATATGTATCCCCGAATGCGTAGCGAGTTCCAGTCATCACCGCATAGAATGGCGGGTCCAACAAAGGCAAACAGGCAAAGAAATCTTGTTGGACTCGTGCCAACTTTGTTACTGACCTATAATTCTGGTCATTGACAAGATCATCAAAGAAACCGATATCATAGTGAGTACCGGTCTTTATCGAATGCGGTGAAGCTACCGTTACCGTCGCTTGCGCCAGCCCCATATTCAGCCGGGCTGGTACCGTAAAGGACATTGCGTTGCCGAGTTCACCGTCAGTACAAAACTCAGGAAAGAAATCCTCAAGATGAGAATTTGGATTTTTGCCGACAAAGTGCGCTCGAATCTCATTCATCCAAGCCTTAGTGATCTGGATACTACCCCGCATAATCAGAATGCGAATGTCGGGAAAATTCAAAATCGCCTGAATGATGTCTACAATCACAGCCGTCGTTTTGTAATGACCGCGAGGCCACAGGATCAAAATCTTGGCGATGTCTGACTGCTTCGCCCACTGCTTATGATCATCATAGGAGAAAAATTGCTTCCACAACTCAGCATGTACCGCAGGAACGAAATCGTAACCAAGGACTTCGGATAGATACTGCTTGTCGGTCTTACATCGCTGCCGACCTTCCTCAATTCTTAACTGCGCTTCCGTTTTTAATGCCATAGTCAACCGATGATCAGAAACAAAATCAAAATTATGATAATAGCCCAGGAATAAAGGGACTTCTCTCGTGCTCCCGGTCTTTTGGGGCTACGCGAAATCTAATCTGTGGCAAGTGCGCTTGTACCCATACCTGCGGAAAACTATGAAGATCGGCCAACATTGACAGCACCGCGGATGTAGGCTCAGCGATCATTAAATCGCCGTCACCACTCGTGCCGACCATCACACCAATCAGTTCATGCGTCTTTGAATCGAAGAGCGGGCTGCCACTAGACCCGTGCCCTATCGTGATATCCACCGGCATCGTCCGAGCCCATTGTGGATAATTCTGAAGACTTCGAGAAAAGTGGGGGAACACCGACGCTACAAACTTGCCGTGAAACTCAAGTTTGCCCATATCTAATGGGAAAGAAACATTCTCAACAGGATCACCCGCAGACAAGGAATGTTCGTCTTCGAGAACTTCGGGTATGATTGGTTGAGATGCCCAACCAAGGTTAATAACTTCTAGCAGGGCTATATCGTCGATGCTGGAAATTTCTGCAAGTTCCGTCTGATAATATGGACCTTTAAGATTTCCTTGAAACGACACAACTTCATTCAAAATGAAATGAGGGTTGGGACCGTCTTCATTTTCCGCGTCATCATCCCAGACACAATGCCGTGCCGTCAGGAACAATCCATTACCAGCATCGTCATAACCAATGAGAGAACCACTACAAATCTCAGCGTACGTACCGTCGCCGTTAGCCGGGTTCGGATTCGGTATAGAGATCGCACCGACAGCGGCACGCTCAACTTCATACGGATCAAAGCCCTTAAACGGACCAGATTGTTTGTGCTTAGCCGTCATTGGAACCGGCAGCACCAATAAAAGAGAAAGGAGGGATACTATTAGGAACTTCCTCATTGGAATCTCGATGCGCGGCTCAGTTACAGAGCATTACCGTGCAAAACCGCCCCTTGCGGGTCCTCTGTTCGGCTTACTGTTGTGAATCATTCGAACGATATTTATCTTCTTTTAAGCTGTGAGCAAAAATCCAGCCTTGCATTACAGTAACAAAAGCAACGTAATTTGGATCGAGGTGATGAAACCACGCCATTACAGTTGCTGAGATTGTAAAGAAGAGAGCAAAGGCCGTATGCCGACCCTGCAATTTATCGAGAATGGTTTTGAACATAATTTTATTGCTCCGGTTTTAACGGACGCGGACCCTGAGTTGCACAGGAATTCCGGTCAAGAGCGTTGCTTAATTAAATTTATGCAGACGGCAAAACTTGAACCGAGAAACCCTTTAATACATCAAAACTTGAAGATGAACCCTTTTAGTGCTTCAAATAAAATTAATGTTTAGCCATAGCGGCAAAACCTTTTGCCGATGCGGCCATTCGACGAATCGCGGGAGTCTTAGAATGCGATGCGGCAGCCAGCTTCTCTTTAGGAATCTTAGTTCCTTCAGAGACGCCGAGAGCCTTATGCAGTTTTCCCTTATGGACCTTGAATGAGCCCTTCGAGCCCAGACTAACTACCTTGACCTTCTTGGCAGACTTTGATTTCCCGGTAAGACCGTCGTTATTCATCATGATCTCATTTCCTTATCAGCAGCGAGAGCCTCGCGCTTTGCCTTAGCCTCATCGCGTAGAATGTCCTTAAAACGAATTCCATTCTCAGATCGGTCATGCCGTTTCTTAAGCAAACCCCTAAGTTGTAGAAGCAGATGATTCAGGGCCATGAAGTCTTTGCTCGACAAAGCGCGACGGCGAAGACGTTGCGATACTAATCTAATTTGCTCACGCAAAAGCATTGGGTCTTGGGACAAATCCGAATCGTCGATTAGCGGACGCCCGCGCTTATGAGTTAGATGCCAATTATTCTGATTAGCTGGAGCAGGAACAATCTCGGGATTTGCCTCTATTGGGGCAATCGTAACCTCAGTTGCTTCTGACTGCGGGTCCATCAGAGTTTCGCCCTGATATGATTGATCACAGCTTGAACATCCTCGGAGATAGCCTTACCATCAACTTTCGCTGATGCCTCAATCTTATCGATCTCAGACTCAAATTCCTTAACACGAGTGATGATCCAGATGTTCAGACGCTCAACTTCATTCGAGAGAAATTCATTATTGATCGAGAGAACCCCGATCTTGTGGTACAGATTGTCTACTGTCAATGCCTGTGCGGGTGCTGGATTGCTCATTGCTATTCTCCTTTTCTGCTGATGTTTCTTCAACGCCGAGCATACTCAACAATTTCTTGCTAGCTGCTTCGGCAACTGCTTTCTTAACTTCCGGGTTATGTTTCAAATCTTTGATGGCCTGATGCCGAATGTTCTTTTCAAGTTCATCGGCCAAAGTGCTAAGAAGAATCTTGTCAATCCAAAACGTCACAGTTGCTGACACCATAACTTTTTCGGGATTGGTTGCATCCTGAAATACTTGAACCATGCTACCTCCTCACTACTCTTCGTTCAAAAGATCAATCACATATGGATTCTCCGGGTTAGACTTCGGCCCGAAAATCTTCAAGTCCATCTCCTTGATATTCGTCTCCCATCGAAGACCTGCGAAAAGATATTTCTTAACCGAGTTATCCACGATAACTTCAAAACCAGCATTCTCGGCGTCGTGCTCACTCAGTCCGTCGAGCAGATCAGCCAGGCCGAAAGTATTGACTGTGGCATGATAGCGGCCATCATTGAACTTCATGACATTCTGATTGATCAGATAGGTGATACCTTGCCGAATCGCTGCCGCATTGATAATGCCTTTGCCGACTGACAGCGGTGTCCCGCCTTCAGGCTCACGCCGGAGGCCGTGACGAATTACAACCATAGAGGATGCCATGACTGCTCCTTACTTATTCGGATTTTCAGGAACCTTTGCTCCGGCTGCTCGCGCTTTGCTCAGGCCGATTGCGACCTTCATCTTGCGGGCCTCTTCACCGGTCTTACCTGTTGCCTTGACTGTTTTTGGAGTCTTAGAGAATACTTCAGACATCGCGCTGTGAACTTTGGACTGATCGCCTGCGCTTAACTTCTTGCCCTTTTTGACGTGAGTAACTTTCGTCTTCTTACCACCAGGGGCTGTCTTTGGGGATTTACCAGTCAACACAGTAGGAACCGGAAGAACGACTTCATTCTTATGCATCTTGTAGAGCCCAGTCTTCGGAACGATTCCGCCTTTCTTCATGTTTCCTTCAACCACAAGTTGGTTGCGCTTATTGAAGTCGCCCTGCTTGAGATCGGCAGTCTTATCCTTGCCCTTAGCCTCAAGGTCACCTTGAGCGGAGACGTAGGCTTTCTTCTCAGCAGAGTCAGGAATGTGCGCGGCCGTCACGCCTCGCGATTTAGCGACATCGGCTTTTTCTTGTTCAGTTGCCATGATATTTAGTCCTTATCCTGCTAAAAGATAATCAACAGATGTATTTGCTGCACTCGCAACTACTGATAATGCTAAGATGCCGCCGCCAGGGCTGAAAAAGAAGAGCACACCACCTGACTGCAATACCATAACTGTCGTCGAAACTGCCCCCACTGGAGTCCAGGTAAATGTTATTGAATTCAACAGACTCAAATTTCTGGCATACAACAATTGCGTCGGGTTCGCTGGAAGCGATACCACCACAGATGCCATGCCGAGTATGGCCTGCCCAAATGTCGATGCCGACATAGAGGCAGTCAGAACTGGAATAATTTTAGACAGGGGCGCTTGAATGCCGCTCGAATCATTTAATACAACATCGCCATTAAAACTAACTGACATAGCGCCAGTTGAATTTATTGCGAGGGACATCGCAACTCCTTCTGGCTATCAATCGCCATTTATATTAGACCGGAAGTTCGGCCCAAGAAAATGAAGAAGCCAAAGTCACGTCCGCAAGAGTACCGCCCGTAAGAACATAGACACCGACGAATGCTCCTGGAGGAACAACAATTTCTCCGGCAATCTCATCCTTGAAAGAAGTTATGGTCGGGGTGCCCACAGCAGTCGCATTAGCTGATTGACCGAAGGCACCAAGATAACGAAGGGCCACGGCAGTATTAGTAAATGTGGACGAAACTAAAGGTTTAGCAGCCGCTACTACACCATTGCCAACAAGACCGGATTGAGCAGCCAGTGGGGTAGTTAATGTTTGTGTTGCTCCTGTCGCCGCCCCGCCTAGCAAAACTGATGCTTGCTGTGTAGCGTTTACCTCTGCTTCAAGCGTGACACAAGCACTTAATAGAACGAGGTTCTTACCGGAGTTATTTGGATTAAACAAAACCAGAGTTGTTCCACCTGTGGTCAACGCAATAGCGACAGTTCCCGCAGTCTGCGCAGCCGTAAATACTGAACCAGCAAAGTTAAGGTATGCATACCGAGGAACAAGGTCGCTCTTCACTAGCTCATTATGCCAGCCGGTACTCACTGCCGCAGGTTGACCGGCCTTCTGCGAAATCGTTTGGATCAAACCTTGAGCTTGCCCAGTAATCTGTGTAGGCATGACTACTCCTTAAAATTCACTTCCAGCGAGTTCTTGACGACTCATCGGGTCTCCGGCCATAAGCCGTCCCAAATTCATGTTAACTGCGTCGAGCGCCAAAAGCATTTGAACCAAAATATCTTTCATCGGACTCGATTCGGTTGTAGGCTCGGGAATCCCGCCAGCTAGACCTTGAACAGTCTGCACAGCAGGAAACGAAACTGCAACTGGATTATTTGGTGATAACGCAACCACTAATGCCGCGTCAGTTGCAATTGCCGCCGTTGAAGGCGGTTTAACCGCTGCCGGACCATTCGAGCCGTCCGTAATAGCATGAAATAAATCCCCTGTTCCAGCAACTACTTGAAGGCGACGCCAAACAGAATTTGTTGCATCCCAACCAAGAGTGTTTACGCCGAACATTGCAGTCGTTGGATTAGCTATATTGTCCGCTAAGGCTGCTGCTGCTGGCACAGCCGTATCATGAACCGAAAGGATATTCACATCCATCGCGGTTCGGGCAAATATAGGTTGCGCTGCTGTTGGTGCGGAATTTCCGACTACAGGATTTATAAGCAAACGTTGATTCGTATCCATCTGTATAGCACGAATCTTCAAATTGGAAACATCCCAAGCCATTGATAATGTGCCTGTGGGAGTCACACCTGAAGCAGTATTATCCGCAAACTGAACACTTGTATTCGAAACTGTTACCACATCAGCCGATGTAAGCGCTCGAATCGAGCGAGCATCGTAGAGAGTTCCGTCAGTTGCAAGTTCAACTTGTAAATTAAAATTCGTTGCTGTCTGTTTTAGTTGCTGCGCTTGAGAGCCGTAGACAACACCTACCAGCCTAGCCGCCCGATCAGATACATCGATAGCTGCCGCAATAGAAACCGGTTGCGTTCCTTGAAAAAATGTTCCTGTGACGGCAACAGTACCCGGATCAACTTTCAGTGTGCCGGTAGCAGCATCTACCTGAACGCGCTGCCACTTTGAATTCGTTGCATCCCAACCGCCGAGGAGAGCAAAGGAATCTTCCGCGTCAATCGGGTTCGTGTATGAATCAGTCGGAGTTTTCGCTCCAGCCACAATGACTGTAGACGCAATAGAAACCGGCTGTGTCGCCTGAAAAAACGTTCCGGTGACTGCTATCGAAGCATTCGATATGTCAACTAGAAGATTCTGAGTAGCATCAACCTTAAGAGCACGAATTTTTGAATTGGCACTGTCCCAACCCATGCTGAGAACGCCCGTGGGG